TATTTATCATCTAAAAGTATCCTTATAAATTGTACCAATTTAGATGAATTATTCTTGTTGTTTGAATATATTAATGCATGATGAGAATGTCCATCTGATATACTTTTTAAACAAGCAAAGGCACTCAAAAATAACCGCTTGTCATTTTCTTCAGTAATACAAAACCTTGCCAACTGTTGCTCAAATTGTTCTTCATTGGTAATAATAGTTTGAATAACATAATCACAAACAATGTTTTCAGTAATTGCCCATAATAAACATTTTCTGTCAATAATTTCTCCAAAATATTCAACATTATCATTTGATACTACAATCCCATCATTACTCAGTGTTTCAAGTTGTTTAAGTGTAGCGGTTAACGATATTTGCTTGTAAGCCATGATATTCAACATTTGAACATATTTTTTTGTTGTGTCCGCTATTTTCATATTACTCGTAGTCAAATGATGTACCTCATCCAATATTTTCATACTAAAGACAAAATGCGCATACTGAGTTGCTGTATATACTTTATGCGCAGATGAATAAGTTGTTATAACAATGCATTTTTTTTGATTTTTTTCTAAAAACGCTATAATATCATCACTAGTTACTCCACTTGAAACAATTAAATATGGGAAACTTTGAAACAATTCGCGAATTACTTTTTCCCATTGTTTAAGTAATAATGTATTCGGAACCCCCATTAGAATAGTATTTGAGTTTAATTTCTGTGTAATCCATAATGATATTAATGTTTTACCGACTCCGCACATTAATACAAGAATACCTTTATCGTTTTGTTGAAAATGCACAATTGATTTTTCAACAATAACGGATTGGTCTTTTCTTGGATTATATGATACTAAATGTTTATCTGTTCTCTTGGATTTAAGTATTTGAATTAGTGCTTGTACATTTATTTTTTTGAATATTTTTCTTACTCGGTTGCATCTTACTAGCCCGCTGATTTCTGATTGTGATAATTTTCTATAGTTTATTCCGTATTTAATTAAACACGGTTCAATAAGAGAAATAATTGTTTTGCTATAAAACTCTACGCCGGCATCGTGTTTAATGTTCAAATGACGAAACTCGTATTGCAATAATCTCTCAACGCTTTTAGCCGTTTTAACTGGAACTTCATAGACCGACCCAAATTGCCCCCGTACTATCTCACCTGTTGCATATTGACTATCGCGTTCGGGTATATTATTTGCTTTACCTAGCTTGTAAGCATCATATTTATCGTATGACTCATGATATCTAGTATAAATATATTCGACAGGAGTGTTCATTTTAATAATTACATATATGTTATACAATAATATAATTACATTAATCTAAATCAATTTTTTATAATATTTATAAAGTATTATAAAAACATATACATTGATCCAATTTTATCCCAAATATTTCCCCTTAAATTGTTCCACTGTCATAATCGGTATTCCATGGCTAACCGCGTATTTGGTTTTCGATGACACATCTTCCAACGAACCCACAATCAGTACAAACGTCTTTGAACTAATAGTATCTTCCAGTATTGCACCCCGGGCTTTCAATTCCCGGATAATATCCGCATCACGTATTTTTGACATAACAATCTTCTTGCCATATAATGGATTTGATTTATCAACCTCCACCTCCATATCAGCGCTAGCGCGCGCCCGGGGCGAAGCCCCGACCCCCGTCAACTTCGCCGTTTGACCAATTGTCTCTAAAAACTCCACAAATCTCGGTATGTTCTCCACAAACAGTGTCGCCGTCTTGTTTTCGATTCCACGGACCGCCTTGACCTTAGCAATCTTCGTTGATTGGTCATCCTTGGAGACCAATATATCCGATTGGGCTTCTAAAATGGGTTTGATTTTCTTCGCACCCAGCCCCCGGCACATAACCCCCGATGCATTAAGAGCCGGAGTATTCAGAATAGTTTTATAAGGGAATGATAATATGGTGTTAACCCTTTCAGGATCGCATTTTAAAGTTTATATATAGTAAACTGACAATTTTGTCAGTTTCCCATCGGTTTGGTCCGGAAAGGGTTAAATAGGCGTTTGAAATGTAAAAAGGTGTAAAACGCCGATTTTCACGGAATTAAAAAATCCAAAAATGTAATATCAACTATGATGGTCTTACTTTTTCCTGTTTTACTTTTTACACCTTTTTACATTTCAAACGCCTACTTTATTTTACTTCAAATGATTTCCAATAATTATGTATGTATTCTAATTCTTTTTTTTTATTGTCTTCCAATTTTGGATAATTTAATTCATTAATACGCCAAAAATAACTATCTTTTTTAATTTTTTGAAGTCTTGATTGATACATATTCTGTAAAATATTGTATCTACTAATTTTTACATTATGTTCTCTAACAAACAAATTAATGAGTGATATAATTCTTATATTTGAATAATACAAAGCACTCCCATAGATAAACTCAATTATATATGGGTTTGATAAAATGTAATCAGATTGAAATATTAACATTCTTTCTGTTGAATTATAGTCTAATTTAGTTTCATAAAAAGAATACATTTTATAATATATTATTTAATATAAGATATTTTTAAGTAATAATTAAAGTAGTTTTATAGGCGTTTGAAATGAAAAAAGGTGTAAAACCGGTGAAAGACGAAATGTGGAAACATAATGGTCGCTCTTGGGTTTCTTTATCCTGCGATGATATATCATCTCCAGATAAACCTCGAACACCTACGCTCGTTCCGATCTCCGGCGTTCTCGCTATCCAAGTTTGTGTCAGTTTCATTATGTTTATGGAAGAGTTTGCATATCTTGTTCTAAATACGATTTTTTTGTTTTCGCAACTCACGCAGTTAGAACAAATTAACAGACGAAACACTTTCTTACCTTCCTTATTCTTGTAATATTCCAAATCATTATTACAATCACAATATTTTTTACTTGTATTACATTCATTAATCGTTATTGTATCATATTTCTTATGAATTAAATAATTTATGCGATACGCTAATAAATTATGATGACACCAAAGAAGAAAGTCTTGGGATTGTTATGATAAATATAGTAAGTAATAAATAATTCACCTCTATCCCAAATATTTCTCCTTGAACTGTTCCGGTGTCATAATCGGTATTCCATGGCTAACCGCGTATTTGGTTTTCGATGACACATCTTCCAACGAACCCACAATCAGTGCAAATGTCTTTGAACTAATAGTATCTTCCAGCGTTGCGCCCCGGGCTTTCAATTCCCGGATGATTTCCGCATCTCGTATCTTTGACATAACAATCTTTTTGCCATACAATGGATTTGTAGTATCAACCGCAACACCCACACTGGCGCTATCGCGCGCCCGGGGCGAAGCCCCTGCCCCCGTCAACTTCGCCGTTTGACCAATTGTCTCCAAAAACTCTACAAATCTCGGTATGTTCTCCACGAAAAGTGTCGCCGTCTTGTTTTCGATTCCACGGACCGCCTTGACTTTGGCAATCTTCGTGGATTGGTCATCCTTGGAAACCAATATATCCGGTTGGGCTTCTAAAATAGGTTCGATTTTCTTCGCACCCAGCCCCCGGCCCATAACCCCCGATGCAACCATCAATTCTACCACGCCGGCGCTCGCCACTTTTTCCCGGATGTTCTCCCCATATTTATCCGCCAAGGTCTTATATCCCACTTTAGCGAAATCTTCTTTGGTCATCGCTAAAATCTTGGGAATCGTATCAAATCCCGCCGCCATCAGTTTCTTGATATTTCCGGCTTTTAATCCATCCACCTCTAAATGGCTGAAAAAGGCCGTCAGATTTTTCTCTTGGACCGTCGCATTTTCCCCTGCGTTCTCGAGTAATACATCTACATGGGTTTCATTCCATTTGTATGACTCCGCGGGCATTTTGGCCTTTTCGGCGGGAACAATGACCTTTAGGATTTTCGGAATAACATCTCCCGACCGAATAATTTCGACCGTTGCCCCTATACCTATTTTATTTTCTTCTATAAACTTGGCATTATACCCAGTTGCATATTCTATCATAACACCGCCAAGTCTTACGGGTTCAATCCGTACCCGGGGTTTCAAGAACCCGTCTTTACTGGGCGACCATAATACATCTATGACTTTTACTTCGGCTTTTTGGTCCGAAAGAACCATTTTGAATGCGAATGCATGTTCCGGGTTTCCGGAAATACGAGGATATATAGCATCATTGGCCACAATCACCCCGTCGATCTCATACATATAATTGGTGCGCCAATCCACCAATACTTCGGAGAGGCTTTCATTTGACAGCTCCGACCGGACTTCATTTTGGACTACTTCGAACCCGGTTGCCTTCAGTTTCGCGAGTTGTTCGCTGGGTTTTAGCTGTGGCATAATAACTTCATATGCCACAAAATGAAGGTCGGCGGTCTTTTCGTCGGTATTCTTGGAATTGACTATTCCAGAAACCAGATTCCGGGGATTGGCGAAAGATTTAGCATATTTTTCCGCAAATACTTTTTTAGGAATAATAAACTCTCCGCGAACCACGATCCCCTTTTCTTGTGGCAATTTTAGTACGGCCAATAAGAAACTGACATCTTGGCCAACTTTCCCATCGCCCCGGGTATATAGTTTAGGCGAAGGACCTTCTGTGGAATACAATCCACTTACTCCATCCAATTTACAAGAGAGAACATATGGACCCTCGTATTTTTTCATCCACCCACCGAGTGCATTGGAATCTGGTTTGATTTTATCCATGGACCACATTTCATATGGCAATGCGACTTTGTTCTTTACGCGGTCGGCAATAGGTGCTCCTATTTGTTGTATGACTGCATTTGTGGGGTATTTCTTTTCTATGTATTCTTTTACTATATCATATTCATTGTCGGTCATCAACCCGCCCTTATCGTTGTAATAGTTGGTATTGGCAACCATGAGCATATTTGCGAGGTCTTCTTGAGATAGGTTCTCGAGAACGGTTATACCATTGTTTTTGAATTGTTGGATATTGGATTTGGCGGTTTCTTGGGATTTAGGCATTTCTATATTTGGTTGAGATATATTTATATTTGTTTCTTGGGGTTTTTGTTTTTGGGTTTTTGTTTTGAGGGGGTTCTTGATTTTTGGTTCTTTAGGAAGTTTTACTGTTTTGTTTTTGGGACTTTTGGCGGAAGGTTTTGTTTCCGGAGTTTGAATATCTATCGGCGGGGATTTGCCGGATTCTTTTGCCGGAGATTTAGACAAACCTTTGGGACTATTATCCTGCGATGATAAACCATCTCCGGATAATTGTTTTTCATAATCTATTTTTTGAATTGGAGAACTTGGAATAATAATAGGAGGTTCCTTGGAGATTTTCACAGATTTGTTTTTCTTTGGTTCTTTAGCAACTTTTTCCGTTTTTGGTTTTCGCGGTTTCTTCCCTTTTTCGATATTTACTATGGATGGTTCTTTAGGAATAGTTTTCGGTGGAGATTTAGGCAAATCATTCCCGGATAATTCTATAACATTATTCAACTTTAAGGAATCCGGTAATATTTTGATTGGGGGAAGTTTAGCCGGTTTTGATTTTTTAATACTAGGTCCTTTAGGAAGTTCTCCAATAGATTCTTTTTTCAAAGTATTTTTAGAATATACAGTCTTTCCCTTTTTCTGTAATAGGTCTGTACAAAACTCCTCCAACTTTTCTGGATCTTTAGTGGCAATTACGGAGCTCGGAACGAGCGTAGGAATTGGAAGTTTCTCCGGAGAAACGACAGAGGAGTTTCGGAGGGTGAAAGGAATATTAGATTCTTGGATTTTAGACTTCTCTTTCGGAGAATATTTAGGAATATCTGGAATATCCGCCCCCGGTTCTCCAATATCCGCCCCAACATCATTATCATTATCTATAACAGGGACAACTGCCGCACCATCTTTCGAGACAACTGCGCGACCATCCACCCGAGATTTTGGTTCTTTATATACTAATCCTAAATAATCAAAGATTCCCCGTTCGTCGACAATATTTAGGGAAAGTGTTTCCTCCTTTTTCTTATCGACCATTTTCGACAATCCATGTTCATTTAGCGATAATCCCCGTTTCAACGCATGCCCCCGCATGGTGGCATTAAATCCCTTACTCCCAGTAAAATATAACACTGCATATGGGTATTCTTCCGGCGTCGTATATAAAAAATCAACGCGCCGGGCGCGCGAGCCTTCCGCCACCAAACGTGATATAACAAGACATTTAGACGGTCCACGTGAGAGAACTTCTATGATATTTTTCCGTGCAACTAGCTCATTAATCCACTCCTTAAATGCAGTCGCATTTTTCGCCGTTATAATAACATCTATATCTCCAGAGAAGGCAACGCCCCGGCGATAACTCCCGACAATTTCATATTTCATTTCCGTGGTTTCCGAGATTTTTTCGTACACGGATTGGAATACTTTAGCATATTCATCTATTTCGGCCCGGGGGATTTTTTCCAGTATATCTTCATAGTATTTCAGACCCACTTTTTGAACTTCATTGAGAACTTCGGATTGCCGTTCTCTCAATTGTGCTATAGTAGTTATTCCTTTAGCAACCAATTCTTTGGCTTTTTTTGGACCAACGCCATAGACATCGCTCAATATATTTTCCGGATTGTCTTTTTCGCGTTCCAATATATTTAGCGTTCCCGTTTTGTCATATGTCTGCAGTTTTTCCAAAATAGTAGGGCCGATACCCGGTTTTCCAGCCACATCCTCCGGGCCATATATATCTTCGGGGATTGATAAAATGGTTTCCTGGGCTCGGCGATATACCCTCGCGCGGATATTATCCCCCCGTTTCACCATAATCGTTAAAAGGTCTCCCAACAATTTAGCATATTCTTCGTTCATTCTACGTTTTTTGGGGAAAGACGGGGGAACTGCCTTTTCGGCGGACGTTTCCACGATTGGCGATTTTGCCTTTCGTGTATAGGTACGTTTCGGTTTGGCGGTTTGCATATATATGATAAATAGATTATTATATATAACTGATTATGGACTATGTTCTCTAGAGAACTCTTAGAATCCAGGTTCATCGGTAAATACGGGGGTATTTGCCGCGGTACTTATCGTTGCAGTAGACGTAATAATATTGAAAAAATCGTTGATCTGTTTATTGAACTGGAAATATACAAAAGAGGATGCAATGGAAGAAACGAATACTATGATTGTATCACGAAAAATCGTTTTGAAAGGTTTGACTTCTTTGTCTAAATATTTCATTTCAATTATTTTCAATATAAAATACAGAAACGTTATAGCTATAGCTAAAATGAACACTTGTTCCATAATACATATACTGAGGAACTTTATATAGCATATTGAACGCATATTCGTCAATCAATGTCAATCAAAAATCACTATTATAGTTTGTATGTTGTATATCCCTCGTATATTTAGTGGCAATTCCGGAGCTCGGGACGAGCACCGCGCGATGTAATAGCGTAGGAATTGGAAGTTTCTCCGGAGAACAGCGTTCGGAACGAACGCAGGAGTTTCGCAGGATGAAAGGCATTGTTGTATTTTTCAGAGTCTGTATTTTTCCGATTTTTTTCCGGTTTTTCTCATACCATTTATAGAAATATACTATGACTATAAAAACAAGTACGACTCCTATAGTGATATTTACTACATAAATAATGGCGTCGCTAGAGTAATAGGTGTTATAAGAAACGGTTGATTGCGTGGTTTTATTGTAAGGCACCGGTTCTCTACTTGGAACTTTTATAGAAATAGGAGGACACGATGGTTGCGTAGTTGCATTTATATATGACATATAATCATCTCCATTATTTATGGATTCAGTGGGTTCAACTGTATCATATTCAAATGGATATATCTTATTGTATGTTGTTAAATTGTGCGGTAATATTTCTACATATACCCGATAATCCATATTATTCATTGTACAGTTTAATATATAGTATCTGAATATTATCTATTATTATCTATTATTCGCCAGATTACATTATAGCTCTTCTATATCGAGCATAATTTCATCCTCATCCAGCTTCGAATTGGAAACATTTCCATCCATATCCAATATATCAAAACCACTCAAATCAATTGGTTCCGTATGTATTTTAATTCTCTCATCATCGTCATCATCACTAATTTCTTCTTCCAATTTGCGTTTAAATGCTCGATCCGCACTGATAGCTTCTAGCCGTTCTTCTGTTTTAGGGGCATTTATGTTCTCTATTTTATTGGAAGAAGTATTCAGTACAGAGTCATAGTCATTAAATGAAATACGTGTTATAGGATTTTTATTATCCAGGTCTTTTACGCCCAATGACACGGGGGTAATGGTCGTTTCTGCTATTTTCTCACTATCGGATGTAATCGGCTCGGCGGTAGGTTCCAGTTTTTTCTCTATAGTAGTTTCCGATTTATTGTCAGTTGGTTCTAATAAGTTCTCTATAATGACTTCCTCTTCATGCTCAATACTTTCATCCATATAAGCGCGAATAATCGCTTCCGTCGGTATACTTTCACGTATAGCAATCAATATAGCATCCTGCACAATTTGTTCCAATTCTCGGTTGTTTTTTTGCATTTGCAGAGACGTTATATTTTTCTCAAATAAATACACATTCTTATATACTTTACGAGCAACATTGATATAAACTTTATGTACAAAATGGTCTAATTTCGGAATAGAAAGGTCAATTTTTTTCTGTTTATTTCCCACTCGTATACAGGTCAATACTTTTAATTGTATAATATGTACACACGTTATTAAATCTTCTAAATAATTGCAACCACTCCGTTCAATAATACGTTTGCGTTCTTCCTCAACTATAACAGAGTTCCATTTATCTATTCTGGACAATAGATTTTGAAACGTCATTAAATATTTTGTCGCTTCTCCGTTATCTACACACATCTTCCATGCTTCATTAAAAATAGACCGAATACCCTCTATAACTAGAGGACATAGGATACTTAATAGACGGCTGCACCATTCATTGCGGGATTCTTGTAAGTTGGATAAAACGAAATCGTCCATTTATGTAAGATTTATTGATAAAGTATTTACATTGTTTTTACACAAAAGTTTTTTTAATAGATAGCATCAGAAAAAACATTAACATCTTCTCACAACGGAACTCGCGCCGTATTTTATGGTATTTCATAGATAGTATGGACTTGTTTTCCGTGTATATTAACGGGCTCTTATTTATCCATTTGATTATGTCTAAACAGGAGAACCCTTGTTCGTAAAAATGACACACTAAATCATTCAAATCCGTTTGAGATAAATAAGCCGGGTCCTTAAAGCATACATTCAGTTTATTGGCAATATAAGAATATCTCTCATCGGTTAACAGTTCAATCGGGTATTTTTCCCGGAGAACGTGTTCGTGTAAATTGATTATTTTACCATCCACAATATATTCGGGGACATAAATAGTACAGAATCGGGATAATATTGGATTTAGCAATTTATTTTTGTTTTCAATAATAATGAAAAATCGCGTAGTATGGCTAAATAATTCTATACAACGTCGCAATGCTGATTGTGCATCTATAGTTAAAAAGTCGGCATTTAGGAGAACAATGGATTTAAATAATATCCCATTATTTGAGTTTATATTTGTTTTAGCAAACAGTTTCAAATCCTCGCGGATAAACTTTATACCTTTCCCATGAGAACAATTAACGATCATTACATTTGATTTGATTTTTTGTTTATCGGAATTGTATATCTTATTCAAAAAGTTATATACGATGGTCTTTTTGCCGGTCCCGGTCGACCCATATATAATGATATTGGGAACCTTATTTGTTTGATAAAAATAATCCAATTTTTTGTGAATGTTCTCGTGGTGGGGCAATAACCCAGGGCGAGAACCGAGTCCAGGTGTGATATCCGTATTATTTAGTGATAAATTGTTATGGGATAACGACATACGTCTAAATAATAATAGTATTGCATTGGGTTTATGTATATTTTTAGGTAGATAGATATTATTTATGATAATTTTACAACATTTGTACATAATTTAGTTAGTTCATATCGCTCATGATAAATCGTTTTACGGCGTAAATTGCATGATAAACAAGATATTAATAGGTTCTCCTGGTTGTGCCCATAATCATTGTCTATACGGTCCAAGGTCCATTGCAATGGATCGCGAACTACTTCGTAGAGAACTTTAATGTCTTTTTTGCAATAATGGCATTGTAGGTCGGATTCCAGTAATAATTGTATAACACTGTTTAAAGATATAAATTGGTCTGGATCATATATGGATTTTGTTATATCCTGGGCTTTATATCCCGCTATTTTTTGGTTTATTTGTTGCAATATAATGCGATGGGCGTTGTCATGGGTATTGTTATTACCCGACAATATATTGCGTATGAGATATAATTGGTTTTCCTTTGTATAGTCGGTTTCGGTGAAAACCCATCGTTTTGTATTTGTGACAACTCGTTTATGTTTTTCCTTTTCCAATGCGGTTTCTCGAGAGGTGTTCTCTTGGGATGGGTTCTCTTGGGATGGGGATTCATTGATAGTTAATGTTATGGTTTTATTCATTATACTATTGTGTTGATTTATATATTATATAACAAACATATACGTGGATATTAAACCCGGATATTATTAAATATATAAATCAAAAACGAGATAAACATAATATTGTATATAATATAAAGATACTGCTATATCATTATGATTGATCCTAATATATCTACCACACTTAGTTATACCAACGCGGTGAATATGAATGCTATCGATGCATTATTAGAAAATGAAAAACAAAAGAATAAATGTGATTCGTGGAATAAATTGGATAAAACCGTGAAAACCCAGAAGTTGCATGCATTTGCCGAAAAATACGGCCGAGAACATAATTATCCCGCGAAAGATATTAAATCATTGAAGGCGTTTTTCATAAACTGTTTGGAAAAAGCGAAGTTGCAAAAAACGAAAGATGTAGTCTATGACAAAGATACTGGGGAAATAACCAGTATTCCTGCGCTTTTTTTCAATAGTACATCACATACGTTTACATTGAAAATCATCGATACAAAACGAGTTAGTACATTGAAATCATTGACCCCTAAACGTATTTCGGAAAAGAATCAAATTGTGGAGACATCCAAGGATGGCGCGTCCTTATAGAAATTTATCCTGCGAAACTTTCAATTCCGGAGCTCATGACGACCTCCGGAATTGCCACTTTATCCTTCGATGATAAATCATCTCCGGATAAATCTCGAACACTTTCGGTCGTTCCGACCTCTCGCGTTCTCGCTATTATACCTTTAACAGTTCAAATGCCGACTTGGAATATAAATATTTTAAATTATAACTTAAATATATTTCATTAACTAATAAAATGAAATATATTTTTACTCTATTAACCCTTTCCGGACCAAAACGATGAGAAACTGACAATTTTGTTAGTTTCCTACATATAAAGTTTACAATGCGGTCCTGAAAGGGTTAAGTCTATTATTTTTACAAGTTTTATCTTTCAACGTAATTAAACCAAAACTTTGTTTAAATTGTAAACATTTTATTACAGATAATGATAATGGTAAATTTGGTAAATGCTCATTATTTACTGAAAAAGAAAAAAATAATTTTTACATGATGGTTAATGGTATTAGTGAAAATAAAAATATTGAATATTATTATTGTGCCGTAGCAAGAAACCGCGAAGATATGTGTGGTAAAGAAGGCAAAATGCATAAAAGAAAATATATAAAAAGGCGTTTGAAATGAGAAAGCGAGAACGCCGGAGCTCGGAACAATGTGAGGAACGATCACATCGCGATGTTAGCGTAGGTGTTCGAGGTTTATCCAGAGATGATATATCATCGCAGGATAAAGGGTAATAACTAATATATAAAATTGAATGAAATAATCTAAATACAAGTCTATATAGTAATAACAATATACACTTATAAAAATGCAAGCCAATAATGATTTTCTAATAAATAGCGAGATGGAGGAGCCCCCTGCGGCTGACACCGTTATAACCATTTACGATGATAATGTGTCTGACGTCGATGATGATGCATCCCCACCGGGTACATTCGAAACCTGGATAGATTTATTATCAGACCCCGAAATAGAACAATTAGAGGAAACGGTCTTGGAATTGATGGAGGATTGTATCTATGGCCAATTAGTCGATATGGTCGACCCCAAGTTTTATAAAAATATATGTAATGATATAACCGTGCATTTATTTGGAATATGGAATGATGCGCGTATTTGTACAGATACCGAGGAAGATTATGCGGAAGTCGGTCGATTTGTCGACAATATGTATACCAAATACATGGCGGAATACAATATTATGCCACCGAGACAGTGTGATATAGAGGCATACTATCATTGTTCAGATAAAGAGCGGGTAGATATTCAATCCAGTATATCCAGGATAAACAGTATACCAGATACAAAACAAAAAACGAAGGAATGGTACGTGAGTCGATACGGCATGTTAACTGCCAGCAATATATATAAAGCGTTGGGATCAGAATCGCAAAAAAACAGTCTGATTTATGAGAAATGCAAACCGTTAACTATGGACCATTCGTCGGGAAATATCAATACGGAAAATCCCATGCATTGGGGCGTGAAATATGAGCCGATCACCGCAGCAATATATGAGCATATATTTTCGACTACATTATCTTATTATGGATGTATTCCACATGCGCAATATCCGTTTATAGGCGCATCGCCCGACGGGATTGTCGCCGACCCGCGACATATTCGATATGGCCATATGGTAGAAATAAAAAACATTGTGAACCGTGATATAACCGGTATTCCGAAAGAGGAATATTGGGTGCAAATGCAAGTTCAATTGGAAACGTGCAATTTAGAATACTGTGATTTTATAGAAACTCGTATCAAAGAATATGAAACCGCGGAACAGTATTATGCAGTGAATGATGAGCACACATACAAGGGAGTTGTGTTGTATTTTGTCCGAAAAATGTTAGTTGCCGATGCAGCACAAAAATATACGGTGGAGGATGGTAAATACAATGACCCACATTATGTATATATGCCACTAGAAGTTTCTATTGAGAAAACTGCGCAATGGATTGCCGCAAAACGACATGAATTGCGGGATGAATATGTGTTATATAAAACGAATTATTGGTATTTGCAAGAGATTTCATGCGTCATTGTTCAACGCAATCGCGATTGGTTTCAATCTGCAGTTCCATCATTTATATCTATATGGAATACCATCCAGCGAGAACGGATATCGGGGTATGACCATAGAGCAACCGTTAAAAAACCCAAATTGGTTGTAGAAAAACGGCCCGATTCGAATGATCCGGTTGTATCGAATGGTTGCTCCCAATCGCCTGGCTCACGTACGTTTGATAATCGAATGAATGGTAATGGCGGGACGGGGGGAGGTATATGCTTGATTAAATTGGACGAATCTGGTGATATAATGCAATAATGATATTGGATGGATTACGAAATGAAAATCCAGGATATATACAATCTATCTAAATGATTGCGTGTTTTTACCATATCCCCGCCATACGATTTATATATTTCTTTTACATGGAAAAATCGGGCAAAAAATCCGAAAAACATAGTGGGAATCAGAAATAATATTAGCTTTTTATTTGTACCAGAAGATAATGCTTTTTTAATGAATATATAACTGACTAAATTGCAAAATGAAATATATAAAATTGTGTGAAATAATACGGAAACCAATAACGGATACATAATCCGAAAATGAAATAATTCCGAAAACTCGAGTTTGGGGTTTGTAGTCTGTAAATATAATTCTGTAAACATACTATATATAGATACTATTTATACTGCGATGATTTTAGATAAATATATAAGTTATAAAAATAAGGTTCTTTTTTCTGTTATTTGTGGCGGATTTTGGATATACTTTAGAACATCTGATTGTTATAATCTTATACCACGAAAACATATATTTCCGGTTGTTTTTGTCATGGTTTGGACATATTTGAATTATTACGAGCCGTTATTTTTACCACTGGGACTGGGAGTTCTCCTATTATATTCGAAAATGGATACAATGGCTAGTTATATGAAGACAGCGAGAACGCCGGAGCTCGGAACGAGCGTAGATGTTTGAGGTTTATCCGGAGATGATATATCATCATAGGATAAAGGTGGCTCGCGAACATCCCGTTCCAATGAACCACATAATATAAAACCAATATAACCCCAATAGAAAACCAATAAGTATAAAGTAAAACAACATAAATATTTTGTACTATTAATAAATAGTACAACATATGTCATTATTAGGTAATAATAATTTATCTCCACAGAATGCGACTGCTCGGTCAATGGTATCATTTGATACCACGCAAATGGAAGAAATGTATGTGACAAAGCGAAATGGAGAACAAGAAATAGTATCTTTCGATAAAATATTACAGCGTATTAAAAAACTAGGAGGAGAAGCCGGGATCAAACTAAATTACACGTCGCTTGTTATGAAAGTAATAGATCAATTATATGACGGTATTTCAACCACTAAAATCGATGAATTGTCCGCAGAACAATGTGCATCTTTAGCAAGTACTCACCCCGATTATAATACTTTAGCCGGAAGAATTGTGGTTTCGAATCACCACAAAAATACACCGGCGAAGTTCTCTGATGCCATGGAAAAACTGTATAGATATACTGATAAACATAGCAAACATAGTCCATTGGTTTCCGAGGAACTCTATGCCACAGTTTGCGCGAATGTCGAAGAGTTGGATGCATTATGTGATTATAATCGCGATTATTTAATCGACTTTTTCGGTTTCAAAACACTGGATAGAGCCTATCTAATGAAATTGAATCGTATTACTATAGAACGCCCGCAACATATGTGGCTCAGAGTTGCAATAGGTATTCATGGCAACGCGATGCCCAAAATACGCGAGACATATGACCTTATGTCGCAAAAATATTTCACACATGCAACTCCGACACTTTTCAATGCCGGAACGCCACACCCGCAATTATCATCCTGTTATTTATTATCTATGGAGTCCGATAGTATTGACGGCATCTATAACACTCTGAAGGACTGTGCTCTTATATCAAAATGGGCAGGTGGTATCGGGCTACATATCCATAATGTGCGCGCGTCGGGGAGTCATATTCGCGGGACAAATGGGTCTTCAAATGGCATCGTCCCGATGCTCCGGGTATTTAATAATACGGCTAAATATGTAGATCAATGTATTACACCAAATACGGTCATTTATACAAAAGACGGCCCCATTCCCATAGAAAATTGCGTAGGGGGCATAACGGAAATTGTCAACCGAACCGGAGGTGTGGAAACCATCGAAAAGGTATTAGAACACACATACAGTGGAGAACTCCACGAAATAAAAACCGGATTAAATGGATTAACTCTAAATATTACACCAGAGCATCCTATATATGTAGTGAAAAAACCACACAACCATATCGTCTCACCCCAACAATTGATTGCTGATATTGACGCCGGATTATCGAAGTTAGAGTGGCTGGATGCAAAATATATTTCGACCGGGGATTATATAGTACATGTTGTTCCGCAAATAGAACAAGATTTCCCCGAGTTAACAGAAGAATTGTGTTATATTTATGGCATCATTCTTTCAGGTATACATATTATGTCAAATAACGAATATAACTTCGAAAATGATGTAACATCCCGATTGATTCAGTTGAATCGACAACATTGGAACGCTATTCTACATAGCCCCAATAAGGTGGATGAACTAGCCCAATTTTTCACTGCAAATGCGATTCCATACGAAGTGAGATATATGAATTATTACAATTTGATTCGATGGGAGAGAACAACTGTATTGCCATTTACTCAAAGTGATTTTTACACGAATAAATCTATAAAAATTGGAAAGAGATGGCTAAATCTCCCGGTTCCGAAAATACGCCGGATTATCGCCGGTTTAGGAAATAGTGATGATATACCTGAGTTTGATATTGATTTACAATATATGAATCTGCGTATTGGGCAAATGCCTGCGAAATGTATATATTTTGATGACAAATATTGGCTCGTACCAGTGCTTTCTAATACCGAGAAATCCTATTCAGGCGTGGTATATGATTTACAAATGCGAGAACAGCATAATTATATGTTGGAAACCGGGTTGGTACATAATGGTGGGGGAAAACGCAACGGTTCTTTCGCGATTTACCTGGAACCGTGGCATTCGGATATAGAACATTTCTTGCAAATGCGGAAAAATCACGGCGACGAAGAATTGAAGGCGCGTGATCTATTTTATGCATTATGGGTTCCGGATTTGTTTATGGAAAGGGTTAAGACGGATGGGGTTTGGACTCTAATGTGTCCGGATGAATGCCCTGGGTTATCGGATGTATATGGCGCGGCGTTTAAAGAGTTATATGAAGGATATGAACGGGCCGGAAAAGGACGGAAAACCGTCAAAGCCCGCGATCTATGGTTCCAGGTATTGGATGCACAGATGGAAACCGGAACGCCATATATATTGTATAAAGACGCATGTAATCAAAAGTCCAACCAGAAAAATGTGGGAACCATTAAATCGTCCAATTTATGCGTTGCTCCGGAGACGCTCGTTCTCACGGATCGAGGTCATATTCCCATTCAATCTATTGTAAATGAAACGGTCTCTGTATGGAATGGGTCGGAATGGAGTGAAGTTGTTATTCGAAAAACTGGCGAAGACCAAGAATTGATAGAAGTCAAAACCAGCACTGGATTGAGTTTACATTGTACGAAATATCATAAGTTTTATGTTGTAGTTCCCAATGAGATTTTGGGTCCATCGGTGCAAATGCGCGAAGCCAAAGATTTACAACGGGGAGATAAATTGGCGCGATTAGCCTTTCCAATTATACAGCCAGGTATTGAATCTGTATTGTGGTCGTTTTCTGAATTATGTGATGAAGGCGGTGCTATAGTGAATGGATATTTAACTATAAATGCCGATTATGTAAAATTAAAGGAAGCCAAATATTATTTGCAATATTGTGGTGTTGATGCAAAACTCAGTCAATCGTTAGAAGATAATACAGTATGGCAATTGTCATTGACGCAAGATTGTTTATGTACTTTAGAAGAATTAGGTCTCACTTGCAAGCGTCTAAATATAAACGATAGTATTGTTTATGATGCATTGCCTGGGTGTCGTCAACTATGGGATATAGAAATTATTGATATAGTAGATTCGGGAAGACGTGATGATACTTATTGTTTTACGGAACCGAAGCGTCATATGGGAATATTTAATGGAATATTAACCGGTCAATGCACCGAAATTGTGGAGTATTCCGACGAAAATGAAACCGCGGTTTGCAACTTAGCCAGTATTGCCCTCCCCGCATTCGTAGATACCACCCAATCACCTCCCGTATTCAATTATGCAAAATTGCATGAAGTATCTCGTCTGGTGACATATAATTTGAATCGGATTATCGATGTCAACTATTACCCCACGGAAAAAACAAGAAAAAGTAATATGCGCCATAGACCTATCGGTATTGGTGTGCAAGGTTTAGCCGATGTATTTATGATGATGAATCTGTCTTTCATAAGTCCGGAAGCTAAGATCATCAACCAATTGATATTTGAAACCATCTATCATGCCGGGTTGGTAGAATCATGCGATATGGCGAAACGCGACGGGGCCTATTCTACTTTCGAGGGGTCTCCGGCCAGTTTAGGAGAACTCCAGTTCGATATGTGGAAAGTTGTACCAACGCCAAATCGCTATGATTGGGATGCATTGAAATCCGATATAAAGACGCACGGTCTGCGAAACTCGCTGTTATTGGCCCCGATGCCAACTGCATCTACATCTCAGATATTGGGCTATAATGAATGCATTGAACCCATAACCAGTAATATCTATAGCCGGAGAACGATTGCCGGGGAGTTTATTATGGCAAACCGATATTTGATGAATGATTTGTTGGCGCTGGAATTATGGAATGAAAAGGTGAAAAATAGTATTATTGCAAATCACGGGTCGATTCAACATATCGATATTATTCCACAAGAAATACGTGATAAATATAAGACCGTATGGGAACTGCCAATGCGCAATTTAATCGATATGGCGGCGGATAGAGGTGCATTTATCTGCCAAAGTCAGAGCTTAAATCTATGGCTGGAAGATCCCAATTATTCCACATTGACATCTATGCATTTTTATTCTTGGTCGAAAGGATTAAAAACAGGTATTTATTATTTAAGAAGAAGAGGTAGACATCAAGCACAACAATTTACAATTGAACCGGAAAAGCGAGCGGCGAGTGAAGAACATGAAGAGATTTGCGAAATGTGTTCGGCATAGCATATTATATTATATAATGATCTCAATATTGTGCGCCATTTTCATATAACACCGGAGACAAGCAAGTGTATCCACCATAGAATCATGCAAGTTTTCAGGAATGGTTCCGAATAGGGTCTCGTGCAATTCCGACAATTTAGGGAACTTTTTATATTGATAGGGCCGTCCACGGCGGTCCACCGCATCAACAACTATATTACACAATTCAATACTATTATTCATTGTGCAATATCGCGTTTTTCCATGGGCAGTTTCATATCCCACATTTAGCAGATCCATTAAATGCCGGGTTTTTCGCCCCGGGTTGCGCTCCAATTCGATACGTATCATTTTGCTATCAAACTCTATATTGTGTGCAATAATTGTATGGCATCGGATATATTCTGCATATAGCGCATCCAAAGCTTCGGTTATTACAACGCCTGTTGCACATTTTGCCCGGGTTATGCCAGTGATACGCTCTATTTCTCCGGATATTTGTATTTTTGACGATATATTGATATATGTATTGTATTTTTGTACTATTTCGCCCGTTCGCATATTGAAAACCACAAAACTCAATTGCAAAATGTGGGGACATAATTCTAGTATAGGTTCTCCTTTAGGAATAAGGCCGGTAGTCTCGACATCAAATATGAGAGCGAGGTCGTTTTCGGAAGCGGTTTGCTTGGGAATTGTTAAGGCGGACATGATAATAATATGGATTGAGTAATATTATATTATATTATAATAAAAATATAATCAATTTTCTAAAACATATAAATAAATCATACATATTACATTTAGTATACGATGTCATTAATCAATGATAATAAAACCGCAGGGTCCACTCTAACATTTATAACCTATTTTTTACATGATAAAAATAATTGTCCAAAAAATGATGAATGGGATGTCGGACGTTTAGCCGAATTAGTTTCTATCGGGATTCCTTTGTATATTTTTGTTTCTTCGGAAAATGCTGACGATATAGCGTTTCTACAAGGAGCAACCAACATACATATAGAAGTTATAGAGAAATCCGATTTATGGGTATTTAGAGAACTTTCCACAAAAGAACATACCCTTCCAGAGTATCGTAATGTCGAAAAAGATACGGCAGATTATTTAGCCATTTCACACTCGAAAATAGAATTGGTATCTCGCGCAATAGCACATAATCCATGGAATACTACTCATTTTGCCTACATAGATTTTAATATAACCTATTTATTCTGGGAAAAGGAAAAGACGTACGAATATTTGCGACAATTTAGCAAAAGGAGTTTTTTCGATCAAATGTTAATGTTTCCCGGATGTTCTTCGCCGATTCCTATTAAAAACATTAATGTGTTGATGGACACTATTTATTGGCGATTTTGTGGGGGATTTTTCGTAGGGGATGCCGGGTCTTTGTTAACATGGGGGGGAATGTATAAATCGTATTTTGCGGAATATTTAGACACTTGTAAAAAGTTAACATGGGATGTCAATTTTTGGGCGTGGATGGAAACATTCCAACGATGGGAACCACGATGGTATGGTGCGAACCATAATGACAGTATTATAACGGCCATTTCAGCGGATTTTATAACGAAAAATATGCTGTCTCTTTCGAGACGGGTGAAACATAATTATCCAGTTATACCGCAATTCCGACCAACATCGGCATCGTATTTGAAGACGGCGGACGGACGACAATGGCTAAATACGCGATATGTGAATTATTGGTTATATAACAATGGTTGTTATGGATACCCAACGAGTTCTCATGTTATAGAAAATAAAAACATGTTGTGTGAGCTGGATGAAAACATGAATCCGATTGCAGAGACATTTGTTATAGTAGATGAACATATTGGTCTCCCTCCGTATGCGGGCGATGTTTGGTCCAAAGGTTTAGAAGATGTGCGGCTATTTACTGGAGTGGATGGATCTGGCGTTCGATTTATCGCAACGAATGTGAATTGGTCGCCGAATGGTAAAAACAATATGATGGTGGGGGATTATTCGATTGCGGATCATAGTATATCGAATGTGCAACATATAACACCTCCAGTCGAAAGTTGGTGTGAGAAAAATTGGATACCGATACTTGACGTGAATGAAACGGATGGTGAAATCATAGAGAAATATATTTATAAATGGTGCCCTTTAGAAATCGGCCAGGTGAATCCGGAAACCGGAAGTTTAGAAATAATGCAATCGCATCTTATAAATGCGCCGTATTTCGATAAAGTGCGTGGGTCGACTGTATTTACGGAACGCGCGGATGGATATTTAGGAGTAGTCCATTTTAGTGAGGATCATAATCCAAGACATTATTATCATATGTTAGTATTGCTGGAGCTCGGGACGTTGAAACCGCTGAAATATTCGAATTGTTTCTGTTTCAAAAGTTTAGGAGTAGAATTTTGTATTGGATTTAGCGATGAATTGGAAGAATATGTGTTTTGGACATCGCAAATGGATAGAGATCCTATGACCGTTTTCATAGACAAGAGTCATTTACCATTGTGTTTTGAGTTTTGAGGGAATTGATTGGATTCGTACATGTAAAATAATCCATATTTGCAGATGATTGTCGTTATGAAATGCGTATAATGACATTTTTGAGTATTTAAATATTTATGGTATATCATTTAATGCACTTAAATGATATATGTTATTTTATTTGTATATTATATAAGATAACACAATGGCATATAAAACATTTACTTTAACATTTGCGGTACTTGATGATAAATCAATCAAGTTTTTAAAAAAAGAAGAGGCCAATGGTGAAGGAGATATTTCTAGCGATGCAATTGAGGTGTATGATGGTACTAAAAAAAATGCGGAGGGAATAACGAAGGTTATTGATAAACATTTCAAGGCGGAGGCGAAAGGAGATGATACTGCGGTCGTGGATGAGAATGAGGGTGAGGTGGTGAATACGTCGGATGAGAAGGAGGGTGCGAATGCGAATCCGGAGGGGCAAGATGAGAATGCGGTGGAGGAGGAGGTTGTGAATGATGCGAAGAGGGTGGATGAAACTGTGGCGGCGGCAAAGCCGGTGCCTAGAGATGATGAGAATGCGGCGAGTAAGGAAGCTAACGTCGGTGGTGCCCGTAGAGCATACCCTAAAAATGTATCCTTTTCAAAAAAATACCCCAAAAATAAGTCCAATAAAAAAACATTACGTAATTTACAAAGAATAGCATCGCATTGAATAAAACCATAATACACATAATCATACACATATAATCAATTCATATTTCCGGGTGTACTTTAGACCATTTTTGCTTAATAAATACTTGCGGGGGGCGAACGGTCAATGTCGCCTTCGGTTTTATATATAGTTCTCCATATTGTCTGACGACTTCTTCAAAATGTCGAAAATGAAAACTTTCGATCACGTCATCGCAGTCTGCGTCTTTTGCTTCCGTGTTCCCTCGGCCCGGAACAATAGTCAAATAAACCCGGTATGCTTTCCCGTAATGACCATTCGTCATATTATACACCTGATCACGATCTTCCGCCATTCGTTGTATACTATATTCTATCCCCGTCGTTTTATTGATTAATACACTGCCAATTAAATGGGTATACCCGTTGGAACCGCGTCGAAGAGACATTTTTATTCTAAATATATAAGATAATTGTATATATTTAGTATCCGACGTTTCCGAATCAATTTTATGGGAAGTGACTTTATACAGTAGGAAAAAACTCCCAATCTAAATCCATACATACCTTCTTCCATATCATATCTTGTTCCAATTGTTTTTCGCGGTCTTTCATCATAGGGATATATGGCAAATATTGGACTTGGTCCAAGAGTACACACAATTGATATAGTGTATATGTATAATTGAAAAAATTGGTGCGATTGGCCGGGCAATGAACAGCCCACGGTTTCTGTATTTCAATAAAGAGAACACACAAAGTTTCATGCAATTCCTCATTCATAATCGGCGGTTTTATCCCGAAAATAGAATTGATATATTGAATATGTTCGAAATATTTGTTGAGACCCAATTTCCGCAAAATATCGCGCATTTTGTCATAGTTGATTAGTGTCATATCGGTTATGCGCTCTTTTTTAATACGCGCCCGAATAGCCTCTATTACTTCGTCGGGGATTTGGGTGGTTTCTTTTGCCTGAAATTGGGAGAGGATTTCTTTGAAATGATTTAGCCTGATATATGCCGTATAGGAAACCTCATTGGGGGGTTCTTTATTGGACGGCTTGGAACTATCCACAATATACGCAACAAATTGTCCGCAATCATTATTATTGCATATGAGTATTCCTTCTTCGTCTTGTGGAATCAGTTCTCCGATTTTACAACATTCGCAAACATCGGACGGGACAACAAAATCCTGGATATTTAGTATAGAATTGTTTATATTTTTCCAATAGGCGTGATATGTATTTTTCGATTGGCTATATTTGGTTCCGGCCATAGTAGATGCGTCTTCGGTTTTCGCCTTTATTTTGAAGAAGGAATTGAGAACATTGATATTTTGGCCATTGTCGCCGGAAGACACTTTTTTCTTTTGTTCGAAATAGTCGAAAATATGGCGGGAATTGTCGAGGAGATATTGTTTTCGGAGAGATTGTAAATCGCGGATTTGTTGTGAAAGCGCCCGAATCTGGTCTTTCAATTCCATATAAGCGTCGATGTTTTTTTTGTGAATGTGTTTTAGTTGTTGTTTTAATGTGTTTTTTTTCGCAATCAACTCGGGGATGGTTTCGGTTTCGATTGTGTGAAAATGATTTAGCATTTCAGTATGTTTTTCGTCTATTGTACCTTTCGATGGAGGTTGCGGATTGTTTGTCGGGGGTTTTTGCATTATTATGAGAGGAGATAGTATGATATAATAAATTAGTGTTTTTATGTTGATTTATTGAGAAATTGTTTGATTTTAGTATATTATGTCTGGGTTATATATACGATAAGGTTATGACGAGAACGAATAACTCCATTAAGTCCAGTTCGGATCATCTATATAATGCAGATGATGAAGATGTTCCACCTATGAAGTTGCAAAAAACCGATACTAGCACGTATGGGTCTAAGACTCCAGATACAGTCACGGCATCTATGTCGCCTATATATCTCTCAGAAATCTCACGTGGATGGAATCGTGAGTGGGATAATACGTGGAACGGCACATATAATTCTACATCAGACACAGGACCCCAAACTTCGTCGAATGCATCTTGGATGCTTGCAAGACCTGTAGATGATAATAATCTACCGAATATACCGGTATCAGATACCCCTAAAGCTGACCTCTGGAATATAACCGATATTCAACCAGGAACTGATGTATTTACCTCAAATGGGTTTTCCCATGGCTACATACAGCAAGTTGAAAAATTATTTGCAGAAACAGTTTTATCTACCAGTAGAGATATACGTACAGCCAATAGATTAGTAAACAATCTAGATGGTTTAGTATTTGCAGACATGACAGTTTCATTATTAGAATTATTAGATTTTTTAGAATCAATTGACCCTACTGCTAAAAGCGGAGGTGGACTTAACGGTGGACATATTGATGATGTTGCGAATGGAAACTTGAACGCCGAATTAGCATTTCAAAGCACTGATACACAACATGATTTTAAACCAGGCAGAAATAAAGTGTATCCTCGTGCTATGCAAGGAGGAGCAAAAAATGGTATATACTCAGGGGGGGCAAGTATTGTCAATAAATCAAATGGGTTACTTGTTTATAATAAACTAAATGCGGTAATAGGTAGTGTTCCTACATATGGAAATGATTATATAATGAGTTCTCCAATAGCGTTCGAAGAAGACACTAAAACTGATTATTTATTAGGAGAACTAGCTGGTGGTATTGAGGATATGTATTATTATTGGACATGTAAAGATGATATACCGTCTAATTGGAATAAAAAAAGGCAGGCATTTTTTGGATTACAAGGTGGTGATACTGTTAAAGTTCAAAGTATAAATACATTAGTATTTGATGTGAAACAACGCGATTATTCTGGCTGGGTATTAGATGCATGTGTTAGTGGTAGAGTCAGTAGTGCATTAGGACATCGGAAAAAAAATCTTGCAAATATTTGGGATCCCGTAAGAGGGACATTTAGTGCGAATGAATTGGTTGAGAACATAGAGACGAATAAGTTGTCTATAAGCGAAGTTACAGTTTCAGCTAGAGAAACCGGTACCATTATAGTTCAATTATTAGGTGCATCCTACAACATATATAATTGTATTATACGAGAGGCTGGGGTTTTTGCAGGAAAATCATTATACGATGTTGTTTATGATCGTTTATTAAATGGTATTTCAGATAATTTAAATATAAAATTACGGCTTGCGGTAAATACTCTGAATATATGCCATGTAGCTATTATTATAACTGTTAATGGTACACTACGCACTTTTGTTATAAATAGTGGGTTTTCAGTTGAACAACTTTCTCGCGGATTACGTTATATCGACGATAAATGCGATAGTCTTAGCGATACCTCTAATGTTGATATTACACTAAAAAGCATTATTGATTTTGTGTATTCTACATTAACCGTTTCCAATGCTGAAAAATGTAGAATTATTCAAACAATGTTATATAGATTTAAATCATCAGGTGATCATGGTACATCTGATATGGTTAAAATATTGAATGCAATCGGCCTAAATTATTTATTTTTATCGGGAGATAATTTGGCATATGTATATGCTATGTCATCCGTCGGTGCAGTTTTAAATGATGTTGGTAAAGGGTTGTCGACTCCTACAGTAGCTACATATTATAGGTCAAATGCTAAGACTGAAGATGGAGATGATGAAGAAGAAGACGATGACGATGTGCCTGCATCTAATGCCAATCAAATTGATGGTAATCATTTTATTGTTGCATATTTTCCATCTGGAGACGATTTACCCAAAAAATATATAAAGTTATTAGAAAATCTAAATGCATTGCATGGGTTATCTATAAGTATAGGACTTGAAAATAAAGCAATTGATTTGAGTGGTCCCATCGTTGGTGTATTTCCCGAACTAGTTAAAGATATATCCAAAATGAACACGAGCTTATATGGCGAAATTGTTGCGGGACAAAGTACAGTTTTTGATTCAAATTCTGTTGCAATAATATTCAATGGAAGTGTAAATAGTACACTTGCAACAATTACCGCAGCGTATCCATTTTTAATCCATTTGGGTACTTTGGATACTAAAGAAGAATTAATAAGTATATTACCCCTTGAACTATTAGAAGCAACCGCTTTAGCGTCGGCTCTTAATGAATTGGTAAATAAATTATTTTTTATGCATAAATATTCGGACATAGTTCAGTTAAATATGGAAATGATAGAGGCAGACCGAGCGGCATTTTCACCAATAGTAAGTTTAGTGCCAGAACAATCTTCCGGTAGATCGAAACGTAGTATAACAACCCGACTTACTGGTGCATATACTGCCGTAAAAAAATCATTACTATCGAGTATACAACAAATTAGAAGAGGTAAAGGTACACAATCTGAGAAAATAACAAAAGAACAACTACAATCTACATTATCATCGACGTTTTCAACTGACCGTAAAACAGAATATGACAGGGTACTTGCAATAAAACAAACACTTTCTGCCAATTCTAAAAGTTTATTTACAAGGTTGTCCAAAAAATTGGGATTTTCAGATTCTTTTGTAACAGTTATGAAAGATTCTATATTGCGGATTAACAACCCTTTAATTCAACAATTAGAAGCGGATATAATAACAAATGCAGGGAACGGTCCCTTTGCGGAAAGTATTGTAGATTTGTTTAAGAGCGAACTAAAATCAAAAATATATAGTACATCCACAGCTGTATCATCAATGGAATCCGTCGAAGAGATATCGATAGACTCAGACGAATCAATTCCAAACCTAAATGCTATAGACGCAGTATTGGATCGTGAACCTTCTATGAGAACGTTTGATAACTCCCCAGGAGGTGATAACATTATATTAACAATACCTATAACCAAAGCAAAAAAATCAATATTCAGTAAAATTACAGGAAAAATAAGTTCAGTTGGTAAAAAAGCAGCTAAAACGGCTTCGAGGTTGGTACCCAATATTCCTAAACCATGGGGCGGCGGTGCAAAATCAATAAACCATCGCAATTTGAAAAAATCCAAACGCCAAACTAAAAAACTCCCCCGTGTTCGTAAAACCAGGAAAAATACTAAACGTCCTAAATATATAAAGAAAAATGCCACAAGACGTCGTAGATAATCTCCATCTCCAAAAAATGATTTTTGTAATGAATGCTCTCAATGACGGCTGGTCGGTGAAAAAATCCCAAGATAAATATATTTTTTCCAAAAAACATGAAAATAAACTGGAAGTTTTTCAAGAAGAATATTTAGCAACATTTATATTGCAAAATATGCAATTATCTCCACAAACCGTTCAATAGTCGTTCTCTTACTTACCAGTAGAACCGAACCCCCATTCCCCCCTTTCTGTTATACTATGATCATTCACAAGTACAACATCGCGAAATTGTTCAAACCTGGTCGCGATCATTTGTGCAATCTTATCCCCCCGTTGAATAACATATTCTTTGTCCGCCGAATTATTGATAAAACATACGAAAATCTCCCCGCGATAATCGCTATCCACCACCCCCGCTCCAATATCGATATTGCTTTTTACAGATAACCCTGAACGTGGTGCAATACGTAGGTAATATTTATCCGGGCTTTCGTCAACATATTTCACAGTATTCTCCCAGCTGACGGAAATACCCGTGCTGACCAGCTTTCGGGTTTTTGGCGGAACCGTCAAATCCACCGCCGAATATAAATCCATTCCTGCGGCGCATTTTGAGCCATATGTGGGTATTTCAGCGTGTTCCGATAGTTTTTTAATATTTAGGCGCATATATGGTGTTATATATACATGTCCTATTTATGTAGTTTTCATAAAATACATAAAGATATATTCCCATATATATGTATACACCCCTCCATTCATATACCATATACGTTATACTAAAATGCCTAAATGCACCGCCGAGGATTGCAATAAAAACGCCTATTTTAATATGGCCGGAGAACTCAAAGGATTATATTGTGCAACCCATCGCCTGGAAGGAATGTTAAATGTAGTTGATAAACTGTGTGCGTCTTGCGATAAACGTGCTATATATAATTTCCCCGGACAAACGAAAGGCGAATATTGTATGGCGCATCAATTGGCTGGAATGGTCAATGTCAAACTCAAACGCTGTGCCGCCGCCGAGTGTTATACAACTCCTATTTATAATGTGGCCGGAAGTGTGATTGCTAAATATTGCGTGGAACATAAAACGGAGGAAATGATAAATGTGGTTTCAAAACGATGTCAACATGCCGAATGCAATCTTATAGCACAATTCAATGTAGATGGTGAAAAAACGGGGGCTTATTGTTCGGTCCATAAATTGCCGGATATGATAGATATAAAACACAAGCGATGTGAGACCCCGGGGTGTACAAAGATGCCGTCGTATAAGTATTTGGAAGATACGCAGCCGAGATTTTGCGCAACACATAAAATGGATACGATGATAGATGGAAAACACTTACGATGTGAATATACCGGATGTAATAAAAACCCCACATACAGTGAACCCGGAAATATTCGGGCTAAAATGTGTTCAATACATAAAACCGAAACAATGGTGGATGTGTTTCATACAAAATGTCTTATAAACGGATGTAATGTGAGAGCTATATACAATGTTAAAAACATAAAATCAGCAAAATATTGCATAAATCACAGAGAACCAGGAATGATAGATGTATTTGCTAAAATATGTTTATCTGAATGGTGTGTTACTCAAGGTTCAAATAAATATGAAGGATATTGTATGTATTGTTATATAAACTTGTTTCCAGAGAAACCAATCACTCGAAATTATAAAACGAAAGAAAAAACAGTAGTAGATAGTGTTATAGAAACATATCCTCAAATGACTTGGCTTTCGGATAAAACAGTAGTAGATGGATGTTCTAGAAAAAGACCCGATTTGTTGCTAGATTTAGGATACCAAGTTATTATTATAGAAATAGACGAAAATCAGCATAATGCATATGACTGTAGTTGTGAAAACAAACGCTTAATGGAATTATCGCAAGATATTGGACATAGACCTATTGTATTTATTCGGTTTAATCCAGATGATTATATTGATATGAACGGAACAAAAATATCGTCATGTTGGAAGCTTCAAAAAACGGGCATTTTAGCAATCAATCGGCTCAAAATAAAAGAATGGGCCACACGATTAGAAGTTTTAAAAAATCAAATAAATTATTGGCTTACGAATAACACAGACAAAACGATTGAAATTATACATTTATATTACAATGGTATGGTAGCGGTCTAATATTTCACTACGATTAAACGCGTTTTTCCTAAATAATATTTTAAAATTATTTAGAAACAATTAAAATTATTTAGAAACAATTAAATACTTATTTAGCAATTTATAAAAATAGAATTATTTAGCAATTCTCCGAAATTATTATCTTTATATAGTATATACCCGAACTTTTTTATGGGAGGAGCACTAATGCAACTAGTCGCCTACGGCGCACAAGACGTTTTCCTTACTGGAACCCCTGAAATTACCTTTTGGAAGGTATCTTATCGCAGACACACCAACTTTTCTATGGAAAGTATTGAACAGACCTTCTCAGGCCAAGCCGATTTCGGTCGCCGAGTTACCTGCACTATCTCTAGAAACGGAGATCTTGCCTACCGCACCTACCTCCAGGTTACTCTCCCTGAGATTAACCAAAGCATGAAGCCATCAACTGGGTCAAACAATGACGGCGTCTATGCTCGTTGGTTGGACTTCATTGGTGAGCAACTTATCGCTCAAGTTGAGGTTGAGATTGGTGGTCAAAGAATTGACCGTCAATATGGTGATTGGATGCACATCTGGAACCAGCTTACTCTCCCCGACGAGCAGAAGCGCGGATATTTCAAGATGATTGGCCACACCACTCAACTTACGTACATCACTGATCCCAGTTTCGCCAACGTTTCTGGACCTTGCGCCGCCAACGGCGGACCAACTCAAGTGTGCGCTCCTCGCAATGCTTTGCCCGAGACCACTCTCTATGTCCCCCTTCTTTTCTGGTTCTGCCGCAACCCCGGCCTTGCCCTCCCCTTGATTGCCCTCCAATACCACGAAGTCAAGATCAACATTGATTTCCGCCCCATCGGTGAGTGCTTGTGGGCCGTCAAGTCTCTTGGTGCCAACAGTGGTACTCAATCAGTCCCCACCGCTTACCAATCGTCTTTGGTTGCGGCTTCCCTCTACGTTGACTATGTCTTCCTTGACACTGATGAACGCAGAAAGATGGCACAAAACCCCCACGAGTACCTCATTGAGCAACTCCAATTCACTGGTGATGAGTCTGTTGGTTCTTCCAGCAACAAGATCAAGCTGAACTTCAACCATCCTTGCAAGGAACTCATCTGGGTTGTTCAACCTGATGCCAACGTTGACTACTGCTCATCTTTGGAAGGTCAATCCATTCTTTTCAAGACTCTTGGCGCTCAACCCTTCAACTACACTGATGCCATTGATGCTCTCCCCAACGCCGTCCATGCTTTCGGAGGCCCCACTGAAACCTCTGGCTCCACCGCTTTCATCACCTCCACTGGTCTCTTCCAAATGGCTGGTGCCAATGATGCAAGTTATTCCGCTTCTGCATGGGGTGCTGATTTCGTCCAAGAAGGTGGTATTTCATCTGGGTCTGCTCTTTCTGATGCTGGTACATTCGTCCTTGCCGAGACTGCTCTTGACATGCACTGCTGGGGTGAAAACCCAGTGGTTACTGCCAAATTGCAACTCAACGGCCAAGATCGATTCTCTGAGCGTGAAGGATCATACTTCGATGTTGTGCAACCCTTCCAACACCACACCCGCAACCCTGATACCGGTATCAACGTGTATTCCTTCGCTCTCCGCCCTGAGGAACACCAACCATCGGGCACCTGCAACTTCTCCAGAATCGACAATGCTACCCTTCAGCTTGTCCTTTCTGCCGGTGCCGTTTCTGGAACTTATACTTCCAAGGTCCGCGTCTATGCGGTTAATTACAACGTTCTCCGTGTCATGAGTGGCATGGCTGGTGTCGCATACTCCAATTAAACGGAATGTGTGTTAAGATTGTGGTTATATCTCTCTCATAGTAGAATATCAACATTCGTACAATGAATAAAATAAAGTAAAAATCAATATTATATGCAATAATATAATATTGACACATGGAACCCAGGCATCCTATCATGGAACTGGCAAAAAAATATAATCCACCCCGGAAACATAATGTACGACATATCCTATATCAATCAAATCCTTGAATAATTCGTTTGCATATTGTAGGTCTATTTCGGTTGTATAATGGGATTTCCATATTTCCATAACAATAACCGGTTTATATTTTTTAATGGTATTTATGGCACCCATAATAATCAATGGTTCATACCCTTCGACATCTAGTTTTATGAAATCTAACTGATCAAGATCCATAGAATCTATCGTCGTTAGTTCTACTGGAACATCTTCATTCATTGGTGGACACCAGGAAGGAACCCCCATAGGATTATTTGCTAATCCTGAACCCCCCGGATTTCCTTGAATACTCCAATCGTATTTTGTCATACCGGGTTTATCTGCAACGCCTTTTTGATATAGGATGGCATTTTGTATACCATTTAATCGTATATTTTTAGCCAACACTTGATACGTATTTGGCATAGGTTCAAACGCATGGATTTTTTTACACAATGACGCTAGTTTTACGGTATGTACACCAATATGACATCCACATTCTATGACAACGCTGTCTTTGTTGACATACTTTTCAAAAATAACGTTCATATATGGTTCCCATGGTTTTCCATGTTTAAGACTTGTTGATATTATGCAATTATCGAGTGTATAGAAATGAAATGAATTGATAGACGTTATATTCATAGTGTGTGATACAATGTTATATATCTAGTCTCTATGTTGTTTTAACGAGACCATATAAACAAACACAACAACCCTATAATAAAATATAAACATTTTCATTATAAATGTATATAAAAAATGCGCAGTATTTTAGTTTACAATGACTACTATCTCCATACGAAACTCATCCGTTGTTTCTTCTGATAAACTTCCAATTTCTACACTCGTCCCGAGCTCAGGAATTGCCACTATTTCAACTATTTCATCGAATACACAGAATGACCTTTTAATGAGAAATCTGATGGAGTTTTATAGGGAAAAAGAAAATATACATAAAATGATGAATATTATAAATGGCGAATCAAAAATATCATTGCGTATTGTGGATTGGTTTGTGACAAACTACGCAAAAAAATATTATACTATATATGACATGCGAACTCAAAAAAACAGTGGTATAGTTGAACTAACCAGATTCAAAGTATACAATGATTATAAACTCAAATTAAAAGCATATTCTAAGAAACGTTTTGACCCCTTTTGTCGATGGGATCGTATTTCAATACCATATGACGAAGAAAAGTATATGGAAACTACTATTGGACAGCTCAATTTTTTCAAGTGGGCGATTGAGAACCAAATCATAGACTTTATAAGGGAAAATTACGACGAAATTGAAAAAGATATGAATACGCGAAATAGTACATCTAAACGCAAGTTCTCTATAGATAATAAAGAATCGGCTATTTCTGCAAATGACAAAACTCGTAAGAAGCGCGAAGAATTGTCGGTGTCAGCATGCAAATGCATAAAAAAAGAAAGTGTGAAAATTATCGTTAAGTTTAATTAACCATTTCAGGACCAAACCGATGAAAAACTGACAATTTTGTTAGTTTCCTACTTATAAACTTTATAATGCGGTCCTGAAAGGGTTAATAATAATCATTATTAATATATTATTACCAATAAATATAAAAACATACATTTATATATTATTACCAATAAATATAAAAACATACATTTATATTTATTAACATGACTACACTTATCGTAGAAGATTTATGGTGGCCGCTTGGAGCGCATTTATTGCATGTAAAATGGGCATATATTCAAGCCATAAAAAACGGATATTCCTTTTTTTATAAAAAAAATGGGAGTCGGGTATTTTTTCGCGGAAATACACCCCATCATTATTATGACGACATTTCTACTATATCAGAATCCGATATAAATCCAGAAAAAAAGGCACATTATTGCTATGAAAAAGCGCATCTATTGGAGAGATATGCTTTCAAACCGGACGAATATCCTACAGTAAAAGCATTTCATCAATCGCTTATACGAAAAATATATAAACCAAATGCATATGTACGCAATGTTATAGAGAACAATGGGTTATACAGAATGTTAAAAGACACGAAAGTGAAATATATAGGAATGCATATTCGGTTGAGCGATAAAGTGTGCGGTCCATCTATGGAAACGCAATACATTGATATGAAAATATACGCAGATAAATGTATTGAATTGTGTTATACTCATGGTATTAAACATATTGTATTATGTTGCGACACAAATGAGGCGGTCGAATATATAACGAATTATAATGCATCGCTAAACAACAATATAACTATATTGTATAATGAAGATGAGAGACGATGTCCGAATGATTTTCGCGAATCCGCTGTATGGAGAATACAGAGTGGTTATATGAATGATGAAGAACTGGAACAGGAATATTTTACCGGATTTATCAATTTTGAATATTTGTTAAATGCCCATGCACTCGTTGGAAATTGGGATAGCTGTTTTATATTGTCAGCGGTAGAATATAGGGACAATCCTCTGGATTGCAATATTAATACGGAAAATCCGGCGAAATGGGGTATCGATAATCGATGTGGGTATTAATTCATGAGAGGTCTTTGGTTGCCTTGGATTATCAATGGCGCCGGGACATATAATGGCAATTTATTACTTATATTAAGCGATTGTAAATACTTTATTTCTGGCTGTATTGGGAATTGCGGTGATACTAAATTGGTGGAACCAATTCCGCGCAACATAGATTCTATATCGCAATAATTATTGGATAATTGTGTTCTGGATACACTTCCAGCTAATAATCCGTCCCCTGGAAAATGAGTTTGGTGCGGCGGGCCTCTAGATTTGGAGGTACAATAATCGACATTTTTTTCAAATGTCCATTGTTCTAATTCATAATTACCGGGAGTATTTTTCGTTCTCGTAGATGCCATTCTATAGCATATACAAAGTTATTTTTTAAAGAGTTTATCTTTTAAAATTATGTAATAAGGATATTCGTGGTTAAACTGTTTATCATCTATGGACGACCCACTAACATCTTTATCCGGCGATGATAAACCATCTACGGATAAATCTCGAACACCTGCACTCGTTCCGAGCTCCGGCGTTCTCGCTATAGCCGTTTCTCTCGCCGGGGTTCTCGCAAACACCATATATTCTCGAAATACGGGATAAAAATAACACAAATAATCATACGAAAATAATATGGCTAAACCCACTTCTAAATCTTCGGTGAACATGATCATTGCTGCATTTTTATACAATTCAATGAACGCCGGATGGTTTTTCGTATTTTGCCATACAAAATCCAACGCATATGTCATATTATCTATGTCATATGTCATTTCATGGCATGATTCTGGGTCGGTTCCTTCTGGGAATCCCCCTTCTGGAAACGTTTCTGGATATCGTAAAAAACATAGATTTTTCAACGTTTCGCGATACTCTGCATTGTTGGTGTATGTGGGGGTTAATATATTTAAATTAATAGGAATATTATAATATGGATGGTCTTTCGGCAATGTTTTATCACCGACGGGTTCATTATCATCAAAACTAGCCATTATACTAAATAAATATATACGAAATATATATTTATGTCATTTATATAATATATTTGGTTCTACTATGCTATAGTGGCAATTCCGGAGCTCGGAGTTTCGCAGGATGAAAGTTTATCGGCTATTACTGTTGTACCCCAAATTGCGAGCATCTGCCCCACCGCGAACCCATCCCTCCATCGCGGCTTCCTCTACTGTATATGCTGGGTTTGACACACGTTCATTCATATTATAATCTGTTAACATCATTGAGTATGGCATAAATGATTTTTCCATAATAGTAGACGTACTTTTTTTATGGTCAATGATATCCCCCTGTTGAAGTTGTGATTCTATATCCGCATTCCCGGCGCCTTTTCCTAAATAAGGAACAGTTGAAAACATTCGTTGCATCAATTGCACTTTTTCCAATGGACGTTCTTGTTCGGATTGATTTAGCAATACGGATTCGAAATCAACGACCCCTCCGCCGACACCGCTTCCTCCATTTACACCGTTAAATAACACGGATGGTTGCATTGTAGCAAACATAACATGACTGTCTGACTTATCTGACGAAAAATAATTAGATAAAGTATAATTGGCAATGCGAGTGTTGTACATGGTTTGTTGAGTTTTATCGGTTGTATCAGTTCCAATTCGGCCCATGTTATTAAACATATAGCTATTTATGATGGACATTTCTTGTATATTATACTATTACACAATAAATTATCCTCCGAATATGTCTTTAAAATGTACTTTCAGTAGCCGTTCTCCTATTCATCCTACGAAACTCATATATTTGTTCCGATATACAGAATCGCCACTATTCTCTAGCAGACCGAGTTGCATCGTTTCTAGCACACGCGAATAAGTTCCCTTCTTTGCATGAAATCATGCTACCATAACAAAAGTCCGCAAATCCGGATTGATCATTTGGAATAGTAGTGCTGGCTGTAGAATAGAAAGGTCGTAAAGATTGTTCAAAAACATATTGTTCTCCTAAATCTTGAAAAAGTTTATCAGCAATATTTGGTTGCCCCGGGTTCAATTTTTGTACCATGGCTTTTGCTTCGGACAAAATAGTATTAGCTATTTCTGGTTTAGAAATTGGTGGTGCCGGTTTTTTATTTGGATTATAATCATAATCATTTATGAGAACATTGCTAAATGGATTCTCTTTTGTGGGGTTATCGAATATTTCGGGGGATGTAGAAATCTTTTTTTCTTTTAGCATATCCATCGCCGGATTTGCAAAACCTTCTAAATCTGTACTATCGCTATGAGACTTATTATAATTTGAATATATCAAATGTAATGAAAACAATGTTATAGCGGATATTATCAGAATACGAAAGCTACGGTATAACAAAAAGCCAATTATAGTCATAACAATAACTAACCTAGATATAGCATTTAATTTTTGTCCATACGTCATATTTTCTGTTGGGAAAAACTCAAATACATATTTAGAGTTCAGTATTACATTTGGATTTTCACTCCAAAAGGGAACCCTAAGTTTAGCTTTAGCTCCTGAATTATTTTGAGCTAAACGTGGGTCTGATTGTATGTCTTCGGAATTAACAGTTGGTTCATAGTCTGACATTATATATATTGTGTTCTATATATTTACCATGTATTTATTTTATTATTCTATGTCGATAAGTAAGATTATCTGAATATTCTTCAAAATATTAGTTTTTTCTTCATACATTTCTCGTCTATGTCAAACGTATCGCATGGTGTATTATCTGGAACTATTTTCAATATACATTTAGCTTTTTCGCCATATAGGGGTTCAGTACACCCTTTCTCCATACGAAACTCCTCTGTCGTTTTTCCGGAGAAACTGTCAATTCCTACGCTCGTCCCGACCTCAGGAATTGCCACTTTTTCTGATTTATTTTTAGCATCTTCATGTTCCTGTTTTAGCTCTTCTATCGATTTATTACATCTGGATCTAAAATGTTCATATCGTTCTCTTACATCTCCATATGTTAGTCCAGACTTTTTACCGAGCATTTTATTTATTATTTCATGCAATTTATAAATATATAGAGAGAACGTTGATCTAGACTCCATATGAGAGAGGTTCAGTGGATGTTTTTTGAAGTTCTCGCGCAAGTTTTTGCGACATTTACCGCAAGGTAATACATCTTGCAAACTCAATATGAAATTGCGATAGTTTCGTTTGTCATCACATGTGGGATTGACTGGATAATTGAAACTCATTGTATGTAATAAATGCCATGTACTTGGCCCCCATACAGTAGTTAACATACCGTCATTGCTTAAATAGTGTTTTTTTGTGAATACTGGTTTTTTATTTGACCTTTTACGTCTAGTGTTATGCATAATATAACAATTATTCTTATAATATCATGCGATAATAAATTGCGATGTCATTGTATGACGAATCCTCACCCAAATACACTCCAATGTTCTCGCATCTGTCTTGCTAAATAATTAACATTTAGGAATTACTGGTTTATAAACATTATTCGGTATTTCTATGCATTTTATCTATGATGATAATATATATTATGTCAAATATCATTAGTTTAATATACACGCGTATTTTCAGTAAGTATTCTACTATAGTATTAATTGTGTTTTTAATAGTATTGTTCTCTTATATTGGTTATTATGTATATGACCGGTATTATAAACAGACGAAGGACGTAAAAGAGTTTTCGGATGTGGCAAATGTAAATAATAGGAAACGCACTGCGGATGTTTTATTCTTCTTTGCAGATTGGTGCCCCCATTGCAAAAAAGCGAAACCAGAATGGGAACAATTCAAAGAAGAATATAACGGTAAAGTGGTGAATGATTATGAGATTAATTGTCAAGGAATCGACTGTACAAAGGACTCTGACCCTAAAACTGCCGCATTAATCGCAGAGCATAAAATAGAATCTTACCCCACTATTATTATGTTAATTGATGATCATAAAATAGATTATGATGCTAAAGTGTCTAAAAGTGGTTTAGAACAATTAGTTTTATCTGGAACTAATAATAAGCTATTATAATCATTCCATATTTGAACACCTTTATCTAGTAATGCGCTACGTTTTTCTTTAGAAGACGCAACCCCAATAAAGTCATATATTTCATCGGTAGTATTTTCTAATATAATTTCGTGTGTCAATTTTTCATATTTTTTATTTCTTATAGAATTAGAAGATATATGTGCTTTATTATACATTTGAGTTAATATAAATATTAAATAATCAAACATTGTCGTTGATTCGGTTATTGTTTTATTGTTGTCCTTTTTATGTATAGTAATTCCAAATACACTATCTGGACATTCGCAATTATCCAAACAGTCATAAATCGGATAATTATTTGTTAATCCGCCGTCTAAATAACATTTTGCATCATTTAAATGGGGCGCAAAAAAGATAGGTAAACAAACCGAACAATATAAAGCATCTATTAATTTCCACTTAGGATGGGTCTTATATGAAATATCTATAGTACTATATTCATACAATTCCGTGGTGAATATGTGAAGCTCTATTTTTGAGTATTCGTATAATTCTAGCATTGTAATAGAAGTGTCTAAATCTTTACCTTTCAATAATGGATACAGTATATCTTCAATCATTTTTCTAGTAAATAGACCCCTAGTATCCATTGATTGGAGAACATTCCCTATATCGATTTTAAATACATTTTCCCATGGCCGATTTATTATGTAATTATCTAATTCCGACCAATCATATTTTAAACTAACAAACACACCCATCATGGCACCAATCGATGTGCCATAAATACTTTGTAAAGTATCTATATTCCAAAACCCGAACTTATGCGACTCTCGCAATATACTATATACGGTTAATCCAGGTATACCACCCCCACTAAGGACTAAATGTTTTATATCATATTTTTCCATGCTGATACCTTTATATCCGGCATTTTCTTATATGTTTTTATTCGTAAATATTTTTATATTAGCACTATATACAATGGCGTTTTTATATGTTACCGATGAAGAAACTACTGGGAAAATAAATATAGATGAATTGTATGACAAAAATCATCGGCGGGATTTAAAACAATTATCTATATTTAATAAACTATTGGCGAGAATACATAAACGGATTAATACTATTGGGAAAACGAAAGCTACTGATAAACATATTTGGTTTACTGTTCCTGAATACATATTTGGAGAACCAGTATACGACAAATCAGAATGTATTGCTTATTTAGTGACCAAATTGGAAGATAATGGGTTTCATGTTCGTTATATGCATCCAAATACTTTATTTGTATCCTGGATGCATTGGGTTCCGGCATATGTTCGTAATGAAATCAAAAAGAAAACCGGTAATATTGTTGATCAATTCGGTAATTTAATTAAAAAAGGGGATGAAGTAGAAGAAGATAATCTCAATTCCAAATTATTCAATGATAAAACGGGGACGAACCAACAGAAAGACCAAAAGCAATATACGCCGATTGACCAATATAAGCCTTCCGGTAATTTAGTATATAAACCGGAACATTTCCAAAAAATAGAGAAAAAGGTTTCATTTAGTTAATATTTCTCCGGAATTGCCATTATGTCCGGCGATGTTTTTTGGATATGTTATTTTTATGGAGGTCGGTTGCAGAATCGATATGACGAATATTTCGAAATGCAGAATTGGAATATGTTTTTAATGTTTTTTGAGAACTCTTAGATGACGAGTGCATATTCGAATATCCACCGGATTGGCCCTCTTGTACGTCTTCTAATCCCAGAGTTTTTTTTGCATTGTCCGCCACTCTTTTTTCGTCAACTATATTACCGTTGAATCCTTGATCTTTCATACTTTTATATAGTTCTTCTAATGGATTATTAATAGCTACAAAATCTTTTAGTTTTTCTTCAAGTTTATTAATAGTATTTTGTGCCATACCTGAAGCCAGCTCTGGCCATTTTTCTTCATTAATACTTAGTCCACTCTGTAAAAACCCTATAAACCCTTCTTGATGCAATATATCTTCTAGAAACGTTTTCATTTGTTCAGATTCTTTAAAAATAGTAATTAATGTAATTAAAGTTATATTTTCTCCTTCTATAAAATCATGAACATGCTTATTCATGTATCTTTCGAATACCCTTAATGTAGATTGTAATCCTTCCTTGGATGGGCGGTCTTGGTCTTCACCTTTTATATGATATTTTAGTGCATCTGTAATTATTTCTAATAAGTTACTATGTATTTCATTATAAGTCATTTTATTTTCTGGACCTAAAGATTTTTGTACCTCTTCAAGTATTGCCTTTTGGGTATCTTCAATTGTGTCATTTACAACAGCGACTGGATTAGCCTTTTCTATTATAGCAGCTCCCGGTACTGCCTCCATAAACTCTTCTTTGGCTTGGGCTGCGAGTTTGTCTTTTTCTTCTTCAAGTTGTTTTGCAAGTTTGGCTTGTTCTTCTTTTATTGCTTCTTCAGCTAATGCAGTCGGATCTAATTTTGGCATATCTAATTTTGGCATATCTAATTTTGGCATATCTAATTTTGGCATATCTAATTTTGGCATATCTAATTTTGGCATATCTAATTTTGGTAAATTTAGAGCAACCCCACCCTTATGATAAGATATACGATTTTTTTCTTTTTCAGATAATTCCCCCCCTCCTACACTAGGCCCTTGTTCAGTCGATGTCTTAATAGAGCTCAGGATATCTATGGATAAATCTAAAAGGATTTCATCAGTACTAGGATTCACTGAGTCTGGAGTTGCAGATAATATATCTATTGCTAAATCTAATAGAGTACTATACATTTCTGTATTATCTGGGGTTTTTTCTTCAGATTCAGGCTTACTTTCAGGTTCTGGCGCAATTACCTGCCTAATTTCAGATTCAGCCGATTCGGATTCTGATATAATTACCGGCCTAATTTCAGATTCAGGCGATTCGGATTCGGATTCTGATATAATTACCGGCTTGGGATCGAAATATGTTTCTATTAACATTATTACACCATGCGCATGTTCTCTTGCGAGTTCAGTATTCGTCGTACTAGATTCTGACTGCTTTGACATTTCGATTTTATAGTCGGTTAATCTTTTAACTATAGTCGCTGTTAACAAATATAAAAATACATTTCTATTATCGTCGGAAGTTTTACGTTCATCTTCTATAAGTTTCAATAAAGTATATGCATTGAAATAATCATTACCGTAAAACTTGGCTATACCTGGTCTAGATGACTCAATTATTGCGTTCGATAATATTCGATGGTCTTCTTTTTCCGTAATTTCATCTTTACTTTTTATGTTGATTTTCATAAAATTAATGAATATATCAAGTGTTTCGCGCATGGGGTCCGTTTTATTTTCGGGGTCCTCTGGTTTATTATTCGCGTTTATCGGCAGTTCGCATAATTTTGCAACATACAATTTTGCAACAGCCTCTGCAAAATATTCTTTAAACGTTTTTGGCATTTTCCTTTCTATATTTTTATGATATTTTTTTATAAAATTGAAACGTAATACTATTTGTATAATTACAATTATATTACCTCAGATGAATATATCGCATACTCTCCAATCAGACACCAATGTTCCTTTCATCCTGCGAAACTCCTGCGCTCGTTCCGAACGCTGTTCTCCGGAGAAACTTCCAATTCCTACGCTCGTCCCGAGCTCCGGAATTGCCACTTTATTCTGCGATGATAAACCATCTCCGAATAATTACAAAACGCCTAATATCGTTCAGGACACCGGAGTTGTATTAATAAGAATAAAACCGAAACCGCATAAAAATAATAATTGTATAAATACAATGAAACCACAAAATATGGTTAATCTTCACAATATCGGTGCCGGAGATGTCTTATCGCCCTACATATTATCCGACAATCGTTTACTGTTGCAAGAGAACGTGAATGGTACCGCGGCAATTCCTACGCTCGTTCCTAGCTCAGTCAGTATCGCAAATATACAAGAAACATCTACCCACAAAAAAACGCACAAAAAGAAAACGACTATTTCTCAGGCAGAAAAATCCAGACTATGGGATATATTTGATACAGAGAAAAATACGCCCACAAAACAACTCACTCCCACCGATATAGAATGTATTTACGAGCATAAAGAGCCCGGATTATGTCATTTATGTAGTTCCGTTTTGGTCATTGCAGAGGACGGATTTCCCACATGTACCAATTCTAACTGTGCGGTCATATATACGGATACGTTAGATTATTCCCCCGAATGGCGATTTTATGGTGCGGACGACAAAAACGCGGCGGACCCGACCCGGTGCGGAAATCCGATCAATCCATTGTTAGTGGAATCGTCATTTGGGTGTAAAGTTATGGCGTCATCGAACCTGTCGTATGAAATGAAAAAAATACGGAAATGGACGGAATGGCAATCAATGCCGCATAAAGAGAAGTCTTTATACAACGAGTTTCAATTCATAACAATTATGGCACAAAATGCGGGCATTCCGAAAATACTGATCGATGATGCTATATCGATACATAAAGACATTTCAGAACAGAAAATGTTTCGCGGGTTAAATCGAGATGGCATAAAAGCCGCATCTATTTATATATCATGTAGGTTGAATGGCTGCCCACGAACCGCCCATGAAATCGCCGAAATATTCAATTTGGATAAAACCAGTGCGACGAATGGGTGTTCAATGGCGGTGAACATATTGCATAATATAGAACGTGATGTGGATGTATCACAGCAGACGGAACTGCAAATGACGACGCCGAGTTCGTTTATTGAGCGATATTGTAGTAAACTTAATATGAATACGGAGCTTACGATGTTGTGTAAGTTTATTGCCAACAAATTGGAACAGAATAATATTATAACGGATAATACGCCCCATGCAATTGCGGCGGGGATAGTGTATTTTATATCGTTTTATTGCAATTTGAATATTACAAAAACGAATGTGAAGGCGATTTCGGGGGTGAGTGATGTCACTATTAATAAATGCTTCAAAAAAATGGATGCTATACGAGATACGCTGTTGCCACAATGCATTGTAGATAAGTATTTGTGAGTAGGTTTAATTGTGTGGCGTATACATCATAAAAAATCAAAATATTTCCACAAACTTGTACGTTATTCCCACTTCGTTGGCGTTCTCCCAAATGCCAGATATTTTCAACATATATTTTTTCTGAGAGGCCGCCACCCCATGTTTTCTTTCCTTATATATTTTAAAACACCCTTTATATAACTGATTCGATAATCCTAAATTGCTTGTTTTTTTTACGCAATTGATTTCCTTATACATATTTATAATGGCATTTTCCATTTCCGATAAAATAGTTATATATTGCAAATTGACTAAATGATGAGTATAAAAATAAATAGTATGTCTATGTTCATGCGATAACGATAATATGGATGAATCTGGGGTACATGTTCTCCGGTCCATAGTTATACCATTGTCCGATGATGTCTTAAGAACAAACGGTAATAAAAAAAACACCCCGTTCATTATAAAAACATCGGACGAATATATTATTTTCGAAAAATATCCGTCAATAATATTGTTTTTCTTTTTATCTAAAAAAAATATATTGGTTTCATTAAACGTAGTGGGATCGATAACTATATTCATATTATACCGCAAATACTTATATAGTATGAATTGTATATTTATTATGTTTTCTCATAATTGTTATTATCAGAGCGAGGCCTACCTACGCATACCTCGTGATCTTCTGCGATTATTGAACATTAGTCCAAATGTCGTATCATAGGGTCTAGCGCCTTGACGCAAATCATGTAATCGGAATTGATTTATAGCGGGATTCGCACCGGTGGTGAACCATTTTACATTTACAATTCCTACGCTCGTTCCGAGCTCCGGAATTGCCACTATAGAATAATCTAGATTTTGTATAGATTGAATACCTTCGGGGGTATTTCGCAGATATCTATCGTATTCGCTTTGATTTACTTCGCGGACAATCTCGTCATTTTTTTGCATAATATTTTTATCGCCTGATAAATAAAATATACTGCGATCGATTTTTATACCGGCCCGTTCAATGCGAGCTTGCAACATATTATCTTCATATCCCCAAGCCCAAAAATTGGGAAATCCATTGACTCGTTCAAAATCGCCGGCTTTAATAGAAACAATACCGCCCAATGTATATGTGAATCCAAAGAAATGTTTTACCACTCCAACCGTAGTGTCATAATGAAATAGATTTTTAGTAACGGGCATGGTATCCACGTCATTAAATACGAGAGTTATGTTTTTATAATCGTTGGGATATTTATCTTTTACCATTAAGAACCCGATATTCTTTATAGCACCTCTATTGAAAATACGTTCGTCGGTCTGATGTATAATATATATACTATAGTCGGCGGTATCATAATCCTCTAATATATATTTCATGTGCGTTTTAAATGTTTGTAATTGCTGTTCTCTATTGCGATAGGGAACTATGAATATCATTTTAGGAATTGATGGATTCTCCGGAGAAACATCAAGGGGTACCGGTTCTTCGGATACAGGTTCTATGGAAATAGTAATATGTTCTTCCGCGTTATTATGTGGTACGGGTTCTTCGACAACCTCCACAACTGGTTCATTGACAGCCTCCACAACTGGTTCATCGACAACCTCTTGCACCTGTTCTTCGACAACCTCCACAACTGGTTCATCGACAACTTCTAAGACCGGTTCTTCGACAACCTCTAGCACCGGTTCTGAAACATCCTCCACAAGTGGTTCTTCAACAGCCTCTGGGACTGGTTCTTCGACAGCCTCCCCGAGTGGTTCATCGACAATATTAACTGCTTCCAATTCCAATTTAGGAAGATTATCGTACTCATTATTTAATTTAGCTAAATATTCACAGTCAACCCCAAAATCGATAGTTTCATCCATATCTCCCATAATATAGTTATTATTTAGAATATAATTTACTATAAAAACCTTATATTACTATATAATATAATATAATATATGACCGCTAGATTAGAATTGAATCCTATTCGATATGTTTCATGGAAAGGTAAAACACTCAATCAAATTACTTCCGGATTAAGAAAAAATACACACACATTGAATGCTGGCGATAATATAAATATATTCAAACCAAACCCAGTGAAATTGTACCGTAAAGAAATCGCATCGACAACTATTGCTAGAGGAAATGGAAGAGTATCTTCCAGTATTCAAGATTTTGAACGCCCCAATGGATATTCCATAGTAGCATCACCTATCAATTCAGACGGAAATTGTGTTGCTTTACAAAATACATTGGATATAAATGTCCCAAATAGCAAATACGAAACTGGAACCGCAACCCAATTGTCTCCCAACCCAAATATATGCTTTTCTCATGTAGATAACGCTAGGCGAAGATGTAGAAGTGGCGGAGCAGCAATTAAACAATATGACATAACAAATCGCAAAACAAATTATTATACATCAAGCACACAGTATTTATATGATAGAAACAAAACATTTCACCAAAATATGTTTGGGTATCAATCCGTATTTAACGCGGATTGTGATAAACCTACTATAAACCCGAAACCTACTGTAAACCCGAGTAATGGCAGATTCAAAACACAAGGCGGAGTCACTGCTAGCGATTATATCGCAAGGACTCGTTATGAAGAAATAACGAATGCCGCAGCGAAAACGGCTAATGCATATGGCGCAGAAACAGCCAACGCGTTAGCATATGGAGTGAATGCTACTATATATACGAAAAAGGACCGCGTTGGATCTTCTATAAATCCAACACCAGTTATTGACAAGAATACTGGGGAACTCAGACGATGTCCCATTAAAAAATTATCACATGCTACATAATCAATCATCTATACGAGTATCAGTATATATTTGCGAGAACACCACATTATGCGGTATATTGTGTTTTACACACCAGTATAAACATTTTTTAATATTTTCATAAATAATAGATTCTATTTTTTCCGGTTTTGTAGCAAACCCGGCGCGAGGAACAACCGTATTATGCGCAAGATTCTCCGGAGATTTTTTATCTCCTGAGAATAATTTTATATCCATCAAGCTTAATGTATAATGAATATTTTCGATTTGTTGTTGTCCAAAAATAGCGTTATAGTCTTCTATTTTTGTCATAAAATAGTATGGAATATCGAACCCATGTAAAAATCTATGAATACACAGTTCGGCAGGAGAACTTATCATATGAGTAAATGCGTGTAATATATAGCTATAAAAACCGGTTGATTCTGCATACATAAATCCCTTGCATACTATATATTTTTCAGAATCGGATAATGAACTTGTGTTTGGTTTCGTAATATAAACTCTTTTATAAAACGAGGATAACAATGCAATCAAATCTATCGTCGTTTCCGTAAAACAATCGAATATTTTTAATATAAAAGAACCATTTATAGATTGCATACATAATGCAAAGCATATTTCCGCAAACAATAGACGACATATATTAGATTCCCCGGTATTGCATCCGCCATCCGCGGTAATTATATCTATAGATGACCCATATTTTTCCTTACAATATATCAGGTTCTCGATGGATAATAAATTACCGGTTTTATCCGCGCCGGGTTCGATATGTACGTTTGAGATTTCTAGATTTGACCTATCCGCAGTGATCATGCTATAATAATGATCCTCTGTATTTTTCCGTTTATGGGCGAGAGCTTCGATAAACCCTCCTTGGCCTTCTGATAAATGAAAGGAGTTGATAGGTCGCGTTAGGTTCTCTATATGGAATAAATCCATTATTTCAATCATTTTAAAATAAGAAGTAGACAAAGGTTTATATTTAGCAACACTCTTTTTTTTATGCGGAACGTGTGAATGTATATATTCATATGGATTTGTATATTTTTTGTATGTATCCCATTCATCCATTCGGTGGGTTATTTGTTCTTCTATGTTGTGTAGGTAATAGGATAATCTGAATGATATTTTTTGTGTATGTGTAGTACTTATTGATGTGTCATCACCTGATATAGTTGTGCAATTTAGATTCGAATATAATTTTGGTGGGGTTTTTGGTATAATAAAATAAATCATTTATAAATAATAATACGTTAATGAATATAATATAGTTATTTTTATATTCATTCGGTGGTTTAGTATTGCTACCAGCAATTCGCGTGTGTACTTTTATAAAATATATAATAGTATATAGTTATAAATACCGAGTAAGAGTTATAAAAAATTATCGTCGTCGGTAGCAGCGGGTGATAATTACTCGGTTGATATGCAAGCTAAACGATATGCTGAACTTATAAACTCTCAAACTGATATATTAGGTAATAGTATAAAATCTATTCCTAAACAAAAATCAATATCCGCATTAACCCTTTCCGGACCAAACCTTTATCCTACGATGATATATCATCTCCGGATAAACCTCGAACATCTACGCTCGGTTCGATCTCCTGCGTTCTCGCTATGATAAACTGACAATTTTGTTAGTTTCCCATCGTTTTGGTACGGAAAGGGTTGAATATCATAATTACGTTAGGTAAGGTTCTTCAGTGAGTTCACTAGAACAATCCAAATATGTGTATTCTTCCACATCTTTTAATTCGAACGCCGACTTTACTTTAGCATTCCCGTTTTTTTTCGATTTTACTTTTTTCGCCGGTTTAATATATTCCTCATCATCATCATCCGCGTCAGCATCATCGTCGCTAACGTCATCTACATCATCATCATCTACTACAAATCCGTCCTTTACATATCCATTTTTTGTGTGAGGGACACCGGACTCATCATCACTATCGCATTCTATATCACTATCGTCATTACCAATCTCATCAAATCCGCCATATAATGTTTCATATATTTTGTCCCACATAGTCTGTGTTAAATCCACCATATTTCCTTCGACGTTTTTAGCAATAAGTATGCAATTTCCGAAAAAAAGTACATTATCTACTGGCGGGGGGAACTCATATTTATTCTCCGAATTAGCTCTTCCTCCTGTTTTACCGTATAAATAAATTGTGTATTGGGTTTTATTATATTCTACCCCCCAATTTGTATAACATTTGAATCCATCGGGTGTTTTTAAACCCGCTTTTTTATACAAATCGCTTTCCACAAAGGTTTTCACCGAAGATGGTTTAATAGTGCCCGGTTTTTCCACGATAATAATAGATGGCATACTGAATCAATAACTAATATAGAATATCAAGAATCATTTATATGGTTTTGGTAAATATTTAGGAAGAGTTTTGCCGAACAGTATACAATACGAAATCTATATAAAATATAATTAATGTGGGGATTTATTCAGACTCTAATGCTTTCTATTTTTGCTGTAGTTATACTTCATTATGTATGGGACTATGTAAAAAATACATATAGTGTTCGTAAAACAAAGGATTTGGTAAAAATCCAGACCGACAAATATGATTCCATTTTATCCGAAATATTAGAGAATAAAAATAAAATCGACTCTTCCCAAATCAATATGGAGGAAGATTTATCGCAATTTATGGAGAAAACTATATCAGAATTGTGAGACCGTGAGTGGCTTTCGTCCGACAATATATTTATGGAAAAGATATAAATAGTATTTATCATATAATATAGTCCATTATGAATATCCCCAAAAACATACCACCAAATAAATCGGATCATTCCCGGTCACCCAGTGTATTATCTAGATTTCCGCATTTTGAACTTTCCTATGAAACCATTTCACATAGGAAAGTTTCCGAACCCTATAATGTAGCTTTAGCTATTCCATTAGGGAAAAAATACTATATATGGTTTACATTTGAAGGTCGCAAAAATGTGTGTTATTTAATGGAAATTACTCGCGACAAACGTATCGGAAATATAACCGAGATTGCAACCAAGTTTACGGATTCATTATCATTCGGAACTGTGTTATATGGTACTTTATCCTGCGATGATTCCACATTGCAAAACAAAGTATTTATTATAGAAGATATTTTTTATCATCACGGCATTTCTGTAAAACATCATACATTTAGCGAAAAATTGGGCGCAATAGATACTTTATTTTCTGAAAAATCCGTATTATTATATGACTCAGTTGCCGCATTTTCGTTTGGATTACCGGTCATGTGGAAATCATCCGGAGAAGATACGGAATCAAGCGATAAACAAATGATAGATAAATGCGGTTATACCGTACACCATATTCAATATCGCAGTTTAACCCAAATTGTTCCATATATTAATATGTCCGCAAAGCCGAAACCGCAGCAACATGTTCCCACGATTGACGCGCCGGTTATAGAACCTACGTTTCATGGAATATTACCCACATTTAATTATACCAAGCCCCAATATAAACATAATACGGTTTTTATGGTAAAGGCCGATATGCAATTTGATATATATCATTTATATGCGTATGGGGCAAATAAGTCCCAGGTATATTGCGGATTGGCTGGTATACCAACATATAAAACAAGTGTTGTTATGAATGGATTATTTAGGAATATTCGCGAGAACAAAAACATAGATTATATAGAGGAAAGCGACGATGAAGAGGATTTTGAAAATACACAATTGGACAAATATGTATCGATGGACAAAATTATGCCGATGGAATGTTATTTTCATAAAAGATTTAAAAAATGGGTTCCATTACATGTAGCACCGCACAGTCATTTAGTCGTACATATTAATAAATTATAAAATTATAAATATATAATGAGCCAACAAACAATACCCAGTTTTTTTCGACGTTTATCCAAAAGTAATATAAAACCTTCTATCAACGGCGCCACATATTATGAAAAATTATCCAACAATACATTTTTAAATGATAACATGCAAACATCTTTCCCGAAGGAAGACCCTGCAGTTAGGAGAACACTTGAGCGAGGAACAAGCGCATCGCAAGATAATAGTAATCATATATTATCGAATCCTATGGTTTTTCCACAAGCGGTGGTTATTATAAATTATTGTATGATGTTTGATGGATGTAGTAAAGGAAATCCAGGCCCTGCCGGGGCCGGGGTGGTTTTATATGCAAATAATACGGAAATATGGGCGAAATCTATGTATGTAGGAGAACGAGAAACCAATAATATAGCAGAATATACGGGACTTATTATAGGATTAAACGAAGCTGTACGCCAAAACATTCGCATATTGACGGTAAAAGGCGATAGTGAATTGATAATCAAACAAATGACTGGAAGATATAAAGTGAAGTCCGAGAACATGCTGGAAATGTATGAGCGAGCAAAGGAATTGGAAAAACATTTTGATAAAATTGACTATTTTCATGTATATAGACATTTGAATAGTCGAGCCGATGCGTTATCCAACGAAGGTTTAGCAAAAAGGCGGCATTGATAAGATAATCTATATATATGTTATAATATGCCGATTATTCACGCAGCCACATTGTCGAATACGCCTTCAAATATATTGCCACAGCCATATGTTAGTTCTCTTGGAGGTAATACATATAGATATGAAACCACTAAGGCCGGTGGTAAAGCCGCCGCTTCAAAAAAACGCCATACAAAAAAGGCGAAAAAAAATAGACGTTCACGTAAGACTAGATACAATAGATAAATGTAATGACTTATTTAATATTATAACTCATCGATTTTGATTAAACATGTTTTTATTTCCAACGATGAACCGGGTTCGTCGTCTTCCAGCGCGGGGTCCGCCGCACATATATTTGATCCACTATTTGCTAATGGCTCAAATACTCGCTTCCATGTTTTATCCGCCGCCCAATCAATGGACATTCCGCGGTATGCGTTGCTATCGATTTGACGTATGCGATAATTGCACTTTTTATAAAATCGTTTGCGCTGGGTCCATTGATTTTGGAAAATGTCATGTGTATCTACTATATCCACGATTATAGGGTTCTCATGTTTTACACGTAAAATGCGGCCAACCGATTGTACTATATCAGTTTTCGGGGATACCATAACCAATGTAGACAGCGTTTTTATATCTAATGCTTCCGCTGCCATAGCATATGTTGCTAGTACGACCAGTTTGGTCTCGGTTTCTTGTAAAGCGGTTTGTTTCATACCACCGACATAGTATCCAACTGCGGCTATTTTGTGATATACTATTGCATCGTGTAAATAGGTCAAAAGCGACCGATTATGCGCCAAAATCATGATTTGGTTCTCCGGATTTTCCGCAATCAAATCGCGTATAACACGAACGATAAAATCACTCCGCGGACCAAACTCGGACAATTTTGTAATCATAGTGCTGTATTTAGGATTTCCTTTCCAATCCGTTTCCGTTTCATTGAATATAGGGTCATTCGTGGTATATACAATTCCGCGAACACAAACCGGGTCTTCGTCTTTTCTGGATTCCGTATATATCTTATCGCCGATAAACATATATAACACCTTTGTCAACTTGTCTTTACGGTCGACCGTTGCAGAAATACCTAGCATATATGGCGTTATGATTTTCGTCAACGTTTTCGAGAACTGTTCGCTTCCAATGCGATGAACCTCGTCAATGATTGTGAGCCCAAAACTAGAGAACGTATTTGCAGGATATTCCCGGTCATAAAGTGTCTGTATCATTCCTATAACAATATCCTTGTTCTCTATATCCATAATTTGCGCCTGTATTTTACCTACTCGGGCACCGGGTAGAAACTCGGCTATACGGTCTATCCATTGATTCATTAAGAACTCTTTGTGTACCAATATAAGCGTCTTTTTATGGAGGATGGAAATGATTTTTAACCCCATAACAGTATTATGTGTCACGGTAAAGTCGCCTAAAACGAATCGCCGATTACCATCTATTTCGAATCCATAATATTCGTCAACTGATTCTTCCGACACGGAAATATCATACGATAAATCGTCGCTTTCGAATATAGATATCATTGTGCGATTACGTAGTAATACTTTATAGCCGCATGCACGTGCAATATATACAGTTTCGTCGTACAATTCCGGATGATCAATGATTATATGCTTGCCATATTTTTGAACTAAGTGTTCAATGCGCGATTTGCGGGCAATTGTTGGATTCGATATTGGGACGCGATATCCCATCCATTTTTTTTCTCGAAATGTTGCTAAATATTCTGATATAGATATATCGGCCGTTCTATTTGAACCTGGTTCTCTTACACAAAGAATATGGCTGGCATTTACTGTATAGGAAACATCTATATTCGGAGAACTAAGGTCGCGTATTTTATACATTTTTTCTCTCCCGCGCGCCAACGACAATACATTTCTAGGAGTAGAATCGTCCCCCATTATTATATCGCCAACCTCTATATCTTGCACCATTTTGATGGTTCCGTCATGCATTAAAATGGGCGTATTTTTGCCTAAACATTTACCTCTACCACAAGGAACTTCTAAAATACCACCACCTCCGGAGAATGATGCGTCGGAAAACAAAGCCTTGTCTACGTGCGTTGTATAAACGCCAATAATATTTTCTTGGTAATCTCGAATAGATTTAGAGAACTCTAGATTTATATCGGCCCCGGGGTCTATATCGGATTTTGAGGGTAATCCATATCGAGCTTCTCCGTAAAATCTCGGTAAATATATTTTTTTTTCGTTTTCTCTGTACACTGCAAAAGCCGTATTTTCTACGGCGGGACCATAGCTTGCTCCACCCACTTCCGGTTTTACAAACAAATCTTTATATAGGAATGCGAGGTCATCGGGATGTAGGTGTTCTTTTGGAATGGTGTACCCTTTTTTCCCTAAATGGGCGTTCTCACAAATACGGGTTTTGTATTCTTCAGTCAATGTGAATACGGGGTCTTTTGGAACATTAGACAGCTTTTTTTTAGAAGCTGATGCCGCTGCGATTTTACGGCGAATAAATGCATTTTGTGATGATTTCATTATATGGGATAATAGGTACTAAGATATATATATAGTTATCTTTATTACATTTAGCATTGTTGCTTTCAATTTTTTAACCATTTACACATAAAAATATATAAATCTATGGTATAGATGAAGACGCCTGAATCTTTAAAAAATATGTCAATTACGGAAATATTGTTATTTGTATTATTTGTTCTTTACATTGTTCTCCCTATAAATACCCCGAGTTCAATGAAACCATTTATCAATTCACCTATGGGATTGGTATTTTTATTTTGCGTAACTATGGTATTATTTGTATATACAAACCCTATTTTAGGGGTATTGTATATTTTGGTAGTATATGAAGCTATACGTCGAAGTAGTGAAACTGTAGACAATTCTAGAAGTATTGTTATGGAGTATCAACCATCACAGGCGACGAAAGATGAAATATTACAGAAAATGAACCCAGTTCGCAATGAAAAAACCGTAGAAGAAGAAGTCATTGAAGCACGTGCCCCTATAAATAAAACGCAGTCAATTGATTTTGTCCAAACTACATTTAAACCAATTAGTAAAGCAATTGAAGGGGCATCTAAATATTAATGTTATAGAGAACAACGATAGGAAGTATTATAAGCCTGTTTTATAACTACGTATATATATCATCCATAAAATAAACAGACTTCCATAGATCACACTGAATGATAATATCACTATATCCTTATGCATTTTATCGAACTCTTTTTTAACATTATTGGCTTTAAAAGCAGCACCAATTTCTTTAAATGACATAGCCTTTTTATCGGCAATTGTTCTTTTTAGAAGCATAATGACAAATGCGCCCAATGACAAAATAACGATATCTAAAATTACAAAAAATACAATTGCATTCGACATAGTCTTATCGGATGGATCGCCCGGGGTTATAAACTTTTTTATACATGCTATAATATTAATATCGGAGCTATTGAAAAAATCAGTGAAATTAATATTAAGTCTACCTCCAATGGATGCTTTATTCGATCTATCTAGTGCGACAGTCATAAAGGATGTGGCTGTAAATAATATTATACCAGCGCCAACCCAAAACTGATCATATTTTGGAGATGGGTTTAATCCACCATCTATCGCTAACCCTAATCCAAGACTACCTATGACCATTAAAAGAAATATAGTTGCTCCAGTTAATCCTACGCCCGACGATACTTTTTTATAAATAAAGTTTTCAAATAACCATGGAGAACCAAAATATGCGAGAATGAGGGATGATATTGTTAACATAACAAAGGAAGCAATCGCCGTTTTTCCTACGATTTCATTAAATGTTCCATTAACCATAATGGTTGCTGTTTCTTCGCCGCCTTCTTCTCCAACATCAATTGGTACACAAGTCATAGTAGACTCTGTAGTTTGATTTGCAGCTCCTTCGATTTGAATAGAATCTCCAGCAATATCATCCCCCTCTACTATAGTATCAGTAAACCCTTCTTTTTCTGTCGGTTTTATAATTTTATACGTTCCGGCGACTGGATATAGTGAAAAAAGTGTTTCTGGAATAGTACTATACCCAGTTAAATCCATTTCATATATTTTTATAGGATTGGTATTAATAATAACGGTATCAATTCCACTCTTATACACAATTCGTTTATATGTTTCTTCCAGTATATTTTTCAACTTAAAATTCATAACATCATAATGAGTTGGTGGTTTTATTGAGGTTTGAATTAACTTATCCAAATCGGAATAATCTTCTGCGGGTTTTCTAGTATTTTTCAATAAATACACCATAAATAATTTATCAGCGGAATTGGTCGTTGGAATTAGTTCAATCACCAGTTCTCCATCAAACTCCGAATCCATAGTTATATTGTGGGATTTCTTAAAAATATACAGGTTTATACATTTGTATCGTTTTGTATTCACGCCAACTGTGTATTTCACATTTGGACGCAGTGTCCCACTAGGCATAAAATAAGGAATATGTATATATCCTCCGTTCATTTGAGTTTTTTTAAATTGATTCAAATAAACAATTGCTGTATAAAAATCCGTATTTATCTTTTGTGTATCATCGATATTATTATCGTCATTAATAATAAATGATATTTCTGACATTATATAGTATATAATTATACTATATAAACATTTTAAACCAACGAATAATTTCAAGAATATGATATGGTATAAATATATGGGCTAAAGATATGTCTTAAGGATATGGCTTAACCCTTTCCGGACCAAAACGATGAGAAACTGACAATTTTGTTAGTTTCCTATATAAAGTTTACAATTAGGTCCTGAAAGGGTTAAAGATACGGAATATATGAAAACGTTCCATTTTCATATATAGTTGCTGAAAATGTAGTTTTATAACCTTCCACATATACTGTATCGCCATTTTGTATTTCATTGCATCCATATTCGCTTGTACAGCTTTTACCTGCTACACTAACCGGTAATTTACTACTAATATTACTCATTCCGTTTGCCATAGTATAATATTGCCATTTATCACGACCATTCATCCATTTCCTACCCATTAATGGTAATATAAGCGAATCACCGCCGCCGTTAATAGGCGTTAATATACCAACTTGTTGGTATGACATGCCACTACCTCGGGTCTCTACATTTACGGGTATTCCTCGAACATCTCCCGAATCTCGCGGATGATAATATCCATCGTCTTTCAGCGGAGGAGAATACGGGTCATTCAGAGATTCTGTCCTCCTAGTAGCAACACTAGCTAAAGTAGGTTGTTGAATAACTACTATTTTTTGGGGTTCGGAATTGGAATGCGACGGGGTCTTGTTTTGCGAATATATCATATAAATAACTAAACCTGCTATGAATACTAAAATAAAAAGTGTCATATTTTCAATACATATTACACCGGGAATGCATTTTTTTGCCATAATGTGTTATATATTATTTGTACATAATATATTGCGACAATTCCGTAGATGGACATATGTGCGAATATTTTATATATCAAATACGAACTTATATTTCCATTCAAAATCCATATCCGGCAAGATTGGGAAGTCGTCCGTACAACATTTATAACATCGGTCTGTTATATCATCAGAATAATGAATCAAATGATAACCAGTAAACTCATGAAACATGCAGTCTAGCTCTTCTATATAGTACCACATTTTATCCTCCATTTCTTCTAATTCAAAATACCAAAACATAAACATAATTGGAATATATAATGTTTTTCCAATAGATTCTAATATATACCATCCATAACAACTAGGGAAATTGAGAACAAACTTTATACCACATTTTATATAACTGAAAATCCATAAAAATATACGTGGTATGTATAGAAAGAACTTACGTATATTAGAAAACACTCTCTCGAAATACTCTTTGAGAGCTGCGCCAAATCCGTCAAAGAACTCTTTTAATTTTTTGAAAAAATCTCCTATCTTTGAAAATCCTTTAGTAATTTCACTCATAATTCCATTTATAGCATTTCCTATATTATTAAATGCCCCTCGAACTTCGTTCCAGAAGTTATAAATTGGTCCCAATATAGTATTAGGAATACTATTAAGTTTATTAGTTATATCATTAAACTTATTTGGAATATCCTGAAAAAATCGCTTAATATCTTTCACAGTATTCGATATATCCGAAAATACGTCTCCTTCCTGAAAAGACTCGACATTTCTTTTCTTTTTTCGCCGTCTCACCAATTTGCCATCGCTTCTCAAGATAGGTATACTTGAACTATCATTCATATCGGATGATAAATCATCACCGGTACCTCCTGGATGATTAGCCATTATATCTCGCTCCGGTGTTCTTGTAAATCCTTCTTTTTTTAATTTGGGATTCGGCATTCCATCATCTACATTGGAAGATAAATCCTTGCCAGATAATGTACTTTCATCCTGCGAAACTCCGGAATTGCCACTAAAACCTTCTTGTATATTCTCGTCATAATCTTTAAATAATTCATCCAGATCTATACTCTTCCCTTGATGTACAGATTTCTTAAACAGTGGCGTAATTACATATACATAAATTAAAATGCATATAATGATTATGGGTATTACATACAACATATTATTAGTTATATAATCCATTATTTATATATTATATGCATTTTTTATTGATTTTTTCTACTAGAGATTACATTATTACCATTTAATATATTTCTAATTATGTCAGGTTAATCCTTAATACTTTGGTTGTAAATATTTATTTACTATTGACACAAACAAACTTGGAAACATCACATGTATTTCCTTCCTTGCAATCGGAATCTTCAGTACATGGAGTATTGTCTAAACCTTCTTGTTCTTGTTCTTGTTCTTCTTCGTCAATACCTTCATATGTTTCAAGATTGTAGTTTTTACTACCTTTCAACCCTTCTTTTTTCCCCTTTTTAACTTCTTTTTTATCTTCTTTTTTCTCCTTTTTATTGTCCTTATCTTTTTTTCCAGTAGCGCCTTCAACTGGGTCCTCTACTTTATCTTCCATTCCCTCTAGAACGATAGACGTCCCTGATTTAACGATATTCGAAACGACCATGGAAATAACTAATATGACAATCATATTTTTACTAAATTGGTATGTAAGATATCCTACCAAAAAGAAAATGATAACATGGAAATAGTCTCCACTAGAAAGCCATAATAGAATATTAATAAATGCTATAAAAAAAGATGCGTACAATAAATATTTATTGTATAATAAACTAGCACTTCCCGCCGTTTTTTTTGAAATGTTTTGTGTTGCTTTATCAAGAAGTTTATTAATCGCAGATGATGCTGATTTTTTAATTGGCATTATATATTATATAAGGATATTATCCTCCGAATAATATTTTGAAGAGAACCCAATGGTATATGTCGCATATTCACAATTTCCTAAATAATTTATTTTTATAAAATATATTTTCGTTCATACATCACCAGATAATATCCCGATATTTTCCGAGTCATTTTCAACATAATTCGTCGGGATATCTCCGCTGTAAATATCAAGTACTTCTTTTACAACTTCTTCGCGTTGTATATCTGTTCTATCAAACTCAAAACTAGATATACTAGATGACCGTCTGCCTTTAAACTTTGTTAAAAAATCATCCATACCATTCATTTTTCCGACAATATCATTTTGTTCTAAATCACCCGTTATGACTAATCGGCTATTTTCACCCAGTCTGGTCAACAACATTTTCATTTGTGATATAGTAGAGTTCTGCATCTCATCTGCTACAATCCATGCATTTTTGAATGTACGACCGCGCATAAATCCTAACGGCGCAATTTCGATTATTTTCTCGTCCATTAAATCTTGGACTTCTTTTGGAGACATAAATGTATAGAGAACATCGTATATAGGACGCACCCATGGCGCCATTTTTTCTTCTAATGTCCCCGGTAAAAATCCCAATTCTTCATCTACTGACACTGATGGTCGAGTGAATATCAGTTTTTCATATATACCTAATAAAAAATATTTTACACCAAACTCGGTTGCAAAAAGAGTTTTCCCGGTACCGGCTGGTCCACTGGCAACAATAATTTTCCGCTCTTTGTTTTTCAATGTATTGAAGTATTGTTCTTGGTGTTTATTTTTTGGTTTTGTAAACCGGTTTTCAAAGTTTGCTTTCTCATTTGGAGACAAGTATTGCATATTTTCGTATAATTTGCGCTGTTTTCCCATAGACTTTTGTGATTCAATATCGGCCATATATTCATTTATTATCTCTTTTTCAGTCTGCTTTTTTGATTTACGACCGCGTCTTTTTTGTACAGGAGCGCTAATTGTTTCTAAAGGATTCATTTATACTATTGGGGTATTTTATATTTAGCCGTATTTTTAACTAATTATAAAAATAATTACGATTTTACTGCATATATCATGTACAATATCTATTATATGGTATGTATGTTATGTCTTATAAAATATTCCGATCGTTTAGGAAAAATAAAAAAGGATGAGCCAAGTGGCTACCTTTTTATTATACTTTAAGGTTTACAATATACATATAATAGGTGTAGGTGTGTTCATAAGATTTTTATTTTTTAAATATTAAAGGTCGATCGCCATTCTCCGCCGACGATTTGGTATTCGCATTCTTTCCAGCCATTGACTGCGCTTGTTCTGTCTGGGCGAACATCTGCATAATGAGCAGTCGCAAACCCGCTCATTGATTTATATAACTTGTCGTTGTATACAATACCCCCACGGGATGCATTGTACACTCCAACCCAGACAGAGTTCTCGTATACACCACTGACGAGTTTTAAATCAAGCATATGGCGAATGATCTGACCGTCGACGAAGCAATCGTCCATTTGGCGAACACCGCGTGGAACAGATTTAGACTCCGCCATAACATCGAAGAATGGGCGAATATCTTTCGTGGAAATACTGAATATTTTATTTTTTTCAGGAACACGGTATTGCTCTAAGGCTTTACGGAGAACCCGGGCTTGGACATCGGGGTTCAACACCTTCTTTTTCATGACAATAACAGATTGTTTATCTAACCCTTCCAATAGGGTATATGGCTCATGAGTGGTCGAACTGATCTTGACGAGTTCGGGCATCTTTTTATTGCCTATGACACAGATATAGCCGACGGATGACATTCTTTTAAAGGAGAGTTTGGATTGAGTATCAGTTTTAGAGAGCGCGGCGCAAGTAATAATATATTGTTTGAAATGTCATATGCTAAATATAAAAAAAGTATTTCAATTTTCCGGAATACTCGAAAAATCAAATAGAACTCGGAAATTGGTTCCTATCTTGAAATAGGACTCCACGATGTCTATCTATTTGCGGGCTAACTAAATCATATCGCACAATATTAGCTGGATATATCTTGGAAAAATCCTCTAAAATACAATCCATATATCTATTTGGGCTTGAGTTAATAAACTCCAACAGTTTTGCTGTACCATATTTACTAATTCCAATACCATGTAATCCTCTAACGTCTCCGGATATGCTTATAACAGACTTATTATTTATTTTAAAATCAGTGTTTTGTAAAGTATCGCCATCGTTCATCATACAACAACCTAAATAAAAAAACATTTGCGATATTTTTTCATATTCGATAATATCATACATATGGATGGGTTCTACTACATTAATATCATCCTCAAATACATATGACCATTCCTCCCGACTATCTAGTATCATACTATATATGTGCATCATGCTTATTTTATTCGATAAAACCTTATCACTATGTAAAATAGCATTAACAACGATAACATTAAATCCGATATTTTCTAACACTTTTTTTGAAAATATAGCTCTCGGAGATTGAGGATTCGTTGTCAGTAAATATGCAGTTCTCATTTATATATATTTATTATTAAAAAACAAATAAATATAACGCATTCCATAGGTATTATCAATATAGTGGCAATTCCGGAGCTCGGGACGAGCATAGGAATTGGAAGTTTCTCCGGAGAACAGCGCTCGTTCCGAGCGCAGGAGTTTCGCAGGATGAAAGAATAATAGTTAAAACTCGGCAATCAGTTCAAATATATTTTTGTCGATCGATTTATTGGCTAAAGCATATTCTGCATTGGTACGTTCAAAAAAGTTCACTTTCGATTCAATACTAATTAATTCCATAAAATCGAATGGATTGCTCGTGTTATAGATTTTATCGTAGCCCAATTGGACAATTAGTCTATCTGCGACAAACTCAATATATTGCGTCATTAAATTGGCATTCATACCTATCATACGGCACGGAATGGCCTCGGTAATAAACTCCTTTTCGATTTCTACGGCCTCTTGAATAATTTCATATATGCGTTTTTTATTCAGTTTTTTCACCAATTTATTGTATAACAACACGGCGAACTCAGTATGCAATGCTTCATCACGGGAAATCAACTCATTCGAAAATGTCAACCCAGGCATTAATCCACGTTTCTTTATCCAATATATAGATGCGAATGACGACGAAAAGAATATACCTTCTATAGCTGCAAATGCAACCAAACGGGATGCGAATGAACTGCGATTATCGCCTATCCATTTTTTCGCCCAATTGGCTTTTTTAGCAATACATGGAAAGTTTTCTATAGCATTAAATAGTTTGGATTTTTCCGAGGCATCGCGAATATATGTATCGATTAAAATAGAATATGTTTCAGAATGTACATTTTCCATAGCAATTTGAAACCCATAAAACGCGCGCGCTTCCGAAACTTGCACATCATTCATAAATCTAGATGCCAAGTTCTCTAAAACCAATCCGTCAGATGCCGCAAAAAAGGCCAATACCATACTAATAAAATGTTTTTCATCTGCCGATAGAGTTGCCCAATCTCCTAAATCTTGCGCTAAATTAATTTCTTCGGCGCGCCAAAAACAATCCATCTGTTTTTTATACATTTTCCATATATCTTGATGTTGAATTGGAAACATTACAAAGCGATTATCGTCTGGTTTTAATAAAGGTTCAATAAAATGGGGTTCTGTCGTAGTCATTCTTCCTAAATAATATACTCTTTAGATTTTATACCATTTTGAAAAAATCATTAATCAAACTTGTTGAAAATATGAATATTGATATATTTGACTCGATATTATCTGTATATCCAGGGTAATATTATGTAATTATTATGAGAGAATACAAAATTGATTGTTATTATACCAAAAATAATATAATAATAATCATATATATCTTAGTAATGAGCTCATTGAATACAAAAAAAACCCGGGGGCAATTTTATACGGTAAATCATTCCTATATTTTGGATGGCCTTCCATATCCATCATTTTCTGAGAATACAATGGAACATCGCGATGAAAATGTGCCAGATATTCGTAGAATAATGGAACCATTTGCTGGAACAGGAGAACTACTAGAATGGATTCATAGTACGGGGGTGAATAATATTCCCATTGAGGCTTACGACATTGACCCGAAAAAAGAAGGAATACTAACAAGAGATACACTTATGAACCCACCGTATTATAAGGATGCGTGGATACTAACAAATCCGCCATATCTTGCCAGAAACAAATGCGCAACAAAAGAAATATTCGATAAATACAATACAAATGATCTATACAAATGTTTCATTACATCTATAACACAACAGTCGGCTCAGTGTGCAGGTGGTATATTTATTATTCCAGCGGGGTTCTTTCTATCGCCTAGAGATATAGATGTACGTTGCAGACATGAGTTCCTCACAAAATATAAATTGCTAAAGGTAAAATATTTCGAGGAAACTGTATTTCCAGATACACCGACAACAGTGGTTGCATTTGCATTTGAAAAGGCCCCGGGTCCAGGGCCATTATTGGAACAGCAAGTTGAATGGATTTCTATGCCATCGGGGAAATCGCGCGTATTTACAATGACCGCGGCCAATAATTGGATTATTGGTGGAGATATATACGATTTGCCCGTCCCGGACAATATCAAAATACGCCGACACGTTGACGGCTTTCCGCTAAAAGAAGGAGAACAACAAACATTTATGACATTATCTGCATTAGATAGTGGGAAACAGGGAGGTAATCTATGTTTAGAATACAAGGAAGGATATATATATCCGGCTAAAGATTGTAGTAGAACATATGCCACATTACGTATCCAAGGTCGGGAGTTGTCGGCCGCCGAACAACGCCAAATATGCGACAAGTTCAACGTACTTATAGAAAAAAAACGGGAAGATACATGGAGTTTATTTCTCCCTCAATATAGAGAATCGAAAGAATACGCACGAAAACGAATACCATTTGAATTGGCATATACAATTGTTTGTCATTTGGTTATGCAGTTATAATATATTGTACTTTATCCGTACGAACACCTACGCTCGTCCCGAGCTCCAGCGTTCTCGCTATATACACATTATGCAACTAATACCGTCGTCCTAACCCATTCGAAATATTTTTTCAAATCGCCTACATATACGTATTTTTTTACTGCTACAAACTCGGGTAAATCTAACAAATACTGGAACATAAGCATTCTAGATGCAGCTTCATCGCCGTCGAATATATTTGCAAAGAAATAGGTAGCTGTTCGCGTTTTCAAGATGTAGTTTAGCTGTGCCTCGATAAATGGATAGCATTCGTCTCGCAAGGTCCGAGTTTGAGAACCACCCTTTCCAACCACAGATTTTAGATTTATCCAAACTGTAGTTTCACCAAATTGTTGCATCCCGTCAAAGTTCTCTGTATAATCAAATCCATCGACATATTTCATAGGATGAGCAATTTCACGCATTTCCCCGGTCCGCTTATTTATACGGACAATCGTAGTATCGCATGGAGTCTTCGTTCCTTGTTCGATTTTATCCCGTTGATATGCTTCCGGTTTCATCGAACCACTCCCGCCGGAGACTCTTCCATGAACGCTAATACGTTGCTCTTTAGTGATTAAATATCCAGCCACGATATCTTCTGGGCAAAATATTTCATTGTCTATGTAAGTGGAAGCCATAGTACTGTATATATTACACGAATAAATATTATTGGTATTTGTGATATATACTAATATACATAACCGTTTTCAATTTTTTATTAACAAAAACAAATACATAAAGGTATTTTCCATAAATATTATATGGAAAATAAAAATGTTCTCGCATTTCAGGATGAGGGCCTTATAAATGATATAGATAACGACTTTGTATGGCGGGGGTTTTGTTCCTCTGTACATAAACACGGTCCTATTATCCAATATATAAAGTCTATTTTACCCCCCAATTCACTATTTATTATTCCCAGGAGTGATGGAAATGTGACTCGTAATAATACATACAATGAAGGATATCATCAGTTATATTGGGAAACAGATATAGAACCATATGTCCAATATGCGAAAACAACCAATCGGGTTCTCTATGTTGGTGTATTATCTTTATTAGAATATAGAGAACCAGACATCAACTATATTTTTATACCATTACATGACGACTTTTTCGAACATGGAGTAGAACATTGGTTTCCACAAGATAAATTGCCTCCATGGGAAACCAGAACAAACGAATTAGTATGGAGAGGTGGCTGTTCTGGTATAGGAGAAGGTGAATCTTTGAGAATCCGGTTTGCGAAAGAAATATACAAGTATAATCCAGATAATAATGTTAAACTGGGAAGATGGTGGAGTGAGAATAAATGTATTCCGGAAGAGCTATTTGGAGAACACATACATCACATGTATATGACGAATCAGAAAATATATTTTATAGTAGACGGAAATGTCATTGCGTCAAACCATATGTGGGGCTTCGCGACCGGTGCGGTTCCGATGTTGATTTCGAATGCATATTGCTGGTTCTCCGAGTTTTTGGAGCCATATGTGAATTATATCCCTATTGCATATGATTTAAGCGATTTAGCCGAAAAAATAGATTGGGTTATGCAGAACGATGCCGCTGCAAAGAAAATCGCCCAAGGCGCAATGGACTTTACGCGCCGGGTATTTTCTACGGACTTTCAGCACAACTATTTACTTGATAAAATCGAAAAGGTACAATAATATATTCAACCCAAAGAAACATAAATACTGTATTATACACTAGTATTATTTAGGGATATATGAAAATTATTGACTGTTTTACATTTTATAATGAGTTTGACATACTACATTATAGATTAGCTGCGTTATATGATCATGTGGATTATTTTATTTTAGTGGAGGCCAGAACGACGCATGCTGGCAATCCAAAACCGCTTTTTTATATGGAAAATGAACATTTATATGAACGATTTCGCGACAAAATAATTCATATGGTAGTGGATTTGCCATTTAAATCGCCAAATATAAACTATAACAATGATGAGCAATGGAAAAATGAAAATGAACAACGCAATAAAATAAAGGAAGGATTGGCCGCAGAAATGTTGGGATTAACGGACAATGATTTAATTATTATATCAGACGTAGATGAAATAATTGACCAGCAGCGTTTAGTAGAGTTCCGAGATGGTCGATTAGTTGTATATAATGGGTTCTCGTTGGGCCAAGACATGTACTATTACAATTTGACGTGTAAAAATACATGGTTTTGGTCAAAAGCAAAAATCGTTTCCTATAAATATATATTGCAAAAAACCCCGGAAGAAATACGTCAGGGGAATCTACCATTATTAGAGAAAGGTGGCTGGCATTTGAGTTATTTTGGCGATGTTGCATACATTAAAAATAAATTACGTGAGTTTGGCCACCAAGAATACAATAATCCGGCATATACTGATGAACAAGTTATAGCACAACGATTATCATCCGGTGTGGATTTATTTGGGAGGGGGTATGTGAACATGAATACTATTCCTTTATCGCAAAATGATTATTTGCCGCCGATGTATGATATTTATTTGAATAAATATATACCGTCTGGAAATACGAAGTCGCCATCGCATCCTATATATGTATATTATCATGTTTGCTGTATTGCGAACTGGAGGGTTATTATGTCTAGGATGTTCTTTAAGTTGAGAAATAGTGGATTGTACGATATAGTTGATGAAATCCGTATAACGGTTTTAGGAAATAAATATAATTTAGCAGATAAATTATTCAAAGATCCGAAAATCAAAATCCGATTTCATTCAGAAGACATGTCTTTATATGAACGCCCCGGGTTAAATCAAATGATTGACGACGCTCAAACCGAGGAGTTTTATGCGCTATATTTGCATTCAAAAGGAGTCAATAATGAAGAACATTGTAAGCATAAATCCCCGGTATATGATTGGGTTGAATATATGTTTTATTTTAATGTGTATAAACATGAAACATGTATTGAGGAATTGCTACAGGGAGCAAGTGCGGTTGGATGCAATTTGCAAGAGAGAGGTGCCCCGCTTCATTATTCGGGTAATTTTTGGTGGTCGAAGTCTAGTCATATTAAGAATTTGCCAAAAATAGTTGATACATATTACAACACACCTGAGTTTTTAATATCATCTATAGATGGAACATACAAATCACTATGGCATTCTGACGTAAACCATTATCATACATTGTACCCGGTTCCTATGTATGAAAATAAACCAATTTCTATACAAACAATTGAACGAGCAGGAGGTTGTGTTTTTTATAAATAATATTACACTTTTTTTATTTTTTTGCCCCACATAGAATATAAAATATTATCATGTGATATTGTAGTCATTGTATTTTGTGTGGGGGGTTTATCCATTTCGGCCGTATCAAACATAATATCAGTGTCCTCTTCTTGATTATATAAGTTACCCGATGATTTCAATTCAACATATTGAATACATGTTTTTACAAAATGGGTAAAATCATTATTAATATCTGTTGTGATTTGCATTTCAGGGTTCTCCAATAATGATAAAAACATATGTTCTATGTTATTTTTATGTTTTCTCATTTGGTCTAAATATAGTTGTGTTTCATTATATTTATACGGGTCGGTTTTCTGTATATATTTATTATATTGTGATTTATTTATTAATAATTCTAATGTAATCTTATCAATTGAGCTCATATTATCAGGTAATGATTGAACATTATCAAACTCATTATCAGGCGATGTCATGGATATATGGATATTCTCCATAAATAGTATATAAAATTGATTATATTTAATATTTGATAGAATATTATATACAAATTACATTATTAAATGACACAGTTAATTAAATCCACGAATAACCCAGGGACGGTAGCGATTACTACTATTGTTACAAGGTCCGGAATTGAAAGTTTATCCGGAGAAACGACAGTGGGGTTTCGTATAGGTAGTATACCAAAAGATGACTTGCTGTATGCATTATTGGGTGATATACAAAAAATACAAGATGGTGAAGTGCATCTTTTTGTGAAATCTATATTCAAGCGGAAACGATGGTTTGATAAATTTATACAAATAAATGGATATTATGAAACGAGAAATAAGACAGTATCGCAAGCAAAACGTATCTTGTCAGACCAAGATGTATCGCACGAAATAAATCTATACGGGTTGGATGGGTGTAGCGATTTTGAAAAATACGATAATGGGTCAATCCGATTTCATCCTGAGAACCTCCTCCGTCGTTTCTCCGGAGAAACTTCCAATTCCTACGCTATTACATCGCGATGTGCTCGTTCCTATGCTCGGTTCTCGCATTGTCACGAGCTCCGGAATTGCCACTATATACATTATTCTTATGTGCGTATTGTATCGAACATAGTCGTTAAAAATAATTTATGGATGGATGAACTATATTTAGGAACATCCATGTATAATATGGATAAAATAATTATATATGAACTGGATTATGATAATACCTATATACAGTTGACCGAAAATGACCGTGTAGATTTATCTTTATAATAATTGATACAAATGAAAATAAATGATATTTTTAGTTATGCTGTAGAGGTGAATATGTATAATTTTACGGTAATGCTTTATCAATGTATGTGAATAATGTTATATAATTATACAGATCGTAATGCGTATTTTGTATTTGTTTATTGAACTTGATATAGCAGTTATATAATAAATAAAATAATATTACTGAATATTTTTTTATAAATTAATAAATATGTATATTGTATATATAAATGTCAAGTTTCGTTAAACTTACTTCAAACTATGGACGTTTAGGAATAAACAATGGTAATGATATTAAAATAGATATTTCTAGTAATACGCAAGGCGTTGTTTGTAATAATAACGGATTATTAACCTCGCGCGTTTTGTCAAATACAGATATCAGTTCAACTGCTGAGATCTCTGATACAAAATTGGCAACTATTTCTACTTCTGGTAAAGTATCTAATAGTGCTACTACAGCAACTGTATCCGCTAATTCAAATACGATTGTTTTACGGGATGGATCTGGGAATATACTAGCAAATACCCAAAGTTTAGCCGATAATTCACTTCGGGTCGCAACCACTGAATATGTACAAACTAAAATAACGGCATTGTTTGATGACCCTGTCCGTGGACCAACCGGGCGTACTGGATACACTGGGGCTACTGGGGCTACTGGGGCTACTGGGGCGACTGGGGCGACTGGACCCACTGGTGCTACTGGTGCAACTGGTATTCAAGGTGCTACTGGTGCAACTGGTATTCAAGGAAAAATTGGTGGAACTGAGTTAGTATTCCAAAATGTAGGATTTAATTACTCAGTTGATGGATTCGCTGATAGTACAT